ATGGCACGCAAAGCAAGAAACGGCATCGTCTACCCATACAAAGTCGAACGGAAAAAGAAGCTGGCCGATGGCACAATCAAGGCTTACCCCAGCTTCGAGTTCAAGATCGACGGGAAGACCTACAGCTGCAAGAAGTACGCCGACGCGAACCGGCGTCTGACCGAACTGCTCCAAGAGCGAGCCAAATTCGGCAGTACCAGCAACACGTCAGTCACGTTGGGCGCATATGCGGAACAATGGTTGGAACGACGGCAGAGGGATGCAGACCCGAAGACTTTCGCCAACTATCGAACCATCGTCCGCAAGCATCTACGCCCATACCATTCGCAGAAAATGTCGAACCTGAACGCCGCAGTCTGCGACCGCATCGTAAATGGCCTTACCGTCGCGAAGACCATCGACGGCAAGAAAATGCACGTGAAGGCCAGTCTCAGCCTCCGCCGCCAGACGCACACCACGTTGAACCAGATTTGCAATGCCGCCGTAGCGGATAGGATTCTTCCCACGAATCCGATGGGTGGCGTTCCCACTCCGAAGGACAAGGACATCAGTCTTGCCGACGAACGCAAGAACGAAGCCCACGAGCGTACCGCATTCACCGACGATGAAGCCAAACGCATCCTCCAAGCCGCCAACGAACTAGGCATACGGAACGGCGCGAGGGAATGGTTCAGACTATGCACCGGCATGCGCCCCGGCGAAATCTTGGGGGCTTCACTCCAAGACCTCGAACTGACCACCACGGCAAACGGCATCCCCTACGGCGAATACACCGTCAACTGGAAACTGGAGGAGTTGAAGAAGGAGCACGGTTGCGGCGAGCCAGACCGTAAAGGCGTGTACCCGTGCGGATACAAGCGTGGTGCCGCATGTCCGCAATGGAGGTGGCGTATTCCAGACGGCTTCGACATGATCGAGTTGCAAGGCCGCTGGTGTCTCACCCCGCCGAAATCGAAGCGTGGAAGGAAAGTGCCAATCATTCCCGCATTGGCGCAGACACTCGAAGCATACTTGGTGGATACCGCTGAAATACCGAACCCGCATGGACTCCTGTTCCGTCATGATGACGGCTCCCCTATCGAACCGGAAGAGGATATCGAACAGTTCCGCAAACTGTTGGAAGCGGCGGGAGTACCCAATGCGGAGCATAGGAGCCGTCACGAAACCCGTCATACTGTCGTGACCATCCTCATGTCAATGGGCGTGGATGTCGGACTGGTCGAGGAAATCGTGGGCCATTCCAGCCGTCTGATGGTCGAACACTACCGTCATGCCGGGTTGAAAGAACGGTTGGCCGCAATGGAAACGATGAACTCCGTATTAGACTTGAAGCAGATCGAACAGAAAGGTGTCATAAATGCCGCATGAGCTTGATGTAGTTTCGTATAGGGAAGGATACGGTCGAGGATTCGATGAAGCGTTGAAACTCGTAGAACGATATGGGTTCGTATTCAACGCACCCAGAATGGTGATAAACGGAGCCGGTTACGATACCTGGCATCCAGAAGACGAGTTACCAAAGAAGATAACCATCACCGAACAGCAGTTGGACATTGAGAAACATACGGCGGTGCAAACTGTGGTGGATCACATCAGGGAAAAGTTTTGCAACATGTATCAAAACCGCTATTACGACCAAATGGGCCAACAAATAGACTTTGGTGATGGCGATAGAGCCAATCGAACCGCAGAATAGAAGCCCTAAAACGCAGAAAAGCCCCTCCCCCAGCATGATGCTGAGAGAGGGGCAACTTGTACAGGACGCGTACTAGTTGGGCATAGTATTCTTACACTTCTCTAACATCATGTTAGAGAAATGAAAGGTTTCTACTCGGAATACTTTGCCTTCAACTCGCTGACGCCAATCAAAGCGCCAACCAAGACGGCCAGAGCGTTCAACGTGGTCACGATCTGGTCAACGCATGGAAGGTTCCATGCTGGGCCGACCACATGCACGAACACAGCCAAAGCGGGCAACGCGATAAGCGCCAACCACTTCAGCACCTTGTACGCTTCGTCCGGCAGGATGTAGTTGTTTTCTTCGCCTGTTTCTTCCTGCGGCTTTTCGCCGTCATTCTGAGTCTCCTTGACTTCATCGACCATAGTTACTCCAATCACCAGTAGAGGGTTTCGCCCGGATAGATCAACGCCGGATTGCCCGAACGATAACCGTGGATGCTGTACATGTTCACTCTGTAGTATCCGGCGATGCCGCTCAACGTGTCACCGGAGCGGACGGTGTAACGGTGAGTGCTGTACGTGTTGCTGACCGGCTGACGTGCGACGCCGGTACCACGACGGCAGACCGTCTCACCAGCGTAGATGATGTTCGGGTTGCCCGAACGATAACCCGTGTACTGGTTCCAGCTACCGCCATTACGTGCCGCGATGGTGCTAAGAGTGTCACCACTCTTGACGGTCACGCAGACGCTACCGCAGTTCGTGTTGGCCGGAGCGCTCACTGTCGAGCCTCCACCCAAACGCTGGTTCACAATCGCCATCACACGGTCATAGGCACCGCCAAGAGCCTGACGACGCTCATTGCCGTTGCCGTACACGCCGCGAATGACCTTCGTGGCCATGTCATTGTAGTCCGGCGTGGCAGTGACCTGCGGTCTGACCGGATCATGCCTCACCTCGGCATTGGTCTTACCCCTATCACCGTTCGCGATTTTCTGCCAAGCGTCACGCTCACCGAAGAACAGGTTCAAATCCAACGGGCCGACACCGTTCAGATAGCCGGTGGACGCGTACTGCACCATGCCCTCGCCCTTGCTGCCCGCATTCCACGGAGTGGACTGCCAGCCAGTCGCGTTCATCGAAGCGTACTGGGCCTTCCACAACATGCAGTGGGAGCGCACATCGGACGGAATCTGATACACGGCGCTGTCCTGAACGTATACCATGGGCCACACCTTGGTACGCGAATACACTTGGTTCACCCACTGGCGCACCCAGTCACCGTTACCCCAAGCATGATTGCCGTAAGACTCCCAATCCAACGCGAGCACGCACTGGCCCACATAACCGTTGAACTGGTTCAGATAATGGTTGACCTCTGCGGTGACGTTACCACCATCAGCGTAATGGTAGCCGCCACAAGCCTTGCCGGTCTGACGCGCCCAATCAATCTGGCTACGCCACGACGGATTCACATAACCGCCACCCTCAGTGACCTTCACCACGGCCGCGTCAGCGTCCACCACGCGGGTCACATCAGCCGACTGCCAGCCGGACACGTCGATCACGTTCATGTTCGCGGACGCGATAGGCGCGATAATCATGCACAATGCGACAACAAGACCAGCGAACGGCAACCGCATGTTGCGTGGAATCTTCTTATGCTTAGGACTTTTCTTACCGAAAATCTTCAAGCAAACCTCCTTCAAAAATAGAAAAGCCACCCCACAGTGGGATGGCTTGTAAAGAGTTGGGTTGGGAGAAGTTAGTGGCGTTCTTCCAAGTATTTTTCTGCTGCTGCGACTATCCAGCAGTGCGCGTCCAATTTCTCCAATTTGGCGAGTTCGTATCGGACGGCCTCGCTGTGGTCGTGGCTTTGGTCACCGTAAATCAGTGAAATCAGCGTGTTTTTTATCGTGTCCCTGCACAATTCGTCCAGCCGCCCGTCAAACCGTTCGGAACGTTCGCCGAGCTGCCTCGTCTTAGCGAAATGCTGGGAAAGCACGCTGTTATACGGCAAGCGCTCGGGATTGACGTGGGCATACAGCCCAGTAGCCAATGATTCGAGCGCTCCCGGCCAGACTTTCAGGCCGAGCGTGATGACGGCGCACGCGCCACCCACACCACCAAAACCCGCTAAAAACGTTTGAAACACATCACATCTCCTTGAAATCGTTTAATCTTTTGGCATGGTGTCGCCATCGAAATAATTGCCCGGCAATCCCAACGAGACAAGCTGCTGCCACTGGTCTTGAGGCACGCACAAGCCCTTGCTCAGATTGACCGTGCAATTGTTCAGGCCGACGAGAATGCCGTGAGTGGTGCTGGCGGCGGTGAAGACGTAATCCACGCGACCATTCGAAGTGACCAGCCCACTATCGCTGCCATTGGTGGTGAGACGCAAGCGCGGATTGTCGCCACTCGTGGACAGCATGTAACAGACGACGCTCGCATGGTATTTCACGCCCGCCGTCAACCCCGTGAAGGTGATGTCCGATGGTGTCGTGTTCGTCGTCTTGACGCTCACACCGTCTTTCGGCATGACGCAGTGATTAACGATGAGACTCATGCCACCACCCCCAATGCGAGGGTCAGGCGCGCGGCATCGTATCCCCGTCGAAATATTCGATGCTGTCGAGCAGGGTCTTGTTCGCCTGGTAATCGGCAAACGTGCAGAGGAGCATATCTGTCACTGTAACGGTCGGATTGCCTGACTTGACGGAATAACTCATTGACACAGGATTGGGATTGTTGGAGATCATCGTGTATCCGATACGTTGGCTTGCGCTGATGTCGCCATCCACTCCGATTATCGAGATCGTGCCGCCGGTGACGTTCACATAGACATTGATCCAATATTTCATCCCGATCTTGCTCGGGACGGTCGTGATATTCGTCCACCTGCCTGCTTTTAAGGTGATGGTCGAGGATGGTTTCGCACATAGGTTCGTGACCATCATCGGGCACCACCGTCCCGGTGCGCGGCGTCAGTCGCGTGGCATGGTGTCGCCGGTGAAGAAGCCCGGAAGCCCCCCCCGAGCGCCGCGTCATACGTGTCGGCGGCTTCCACGCTCAATTCGCTGATGGCCATACCGGAGGGGACGGCCAGGCGCGTGTCATTGGCGATCGGGGTGAAGCGGATCGTATATTTCCCGACCGTCTGGGCACTTGGGTGTTCGCTCGTGCTGCCGGAAAAGATGCCGATGCTTTTATTCGTCGTATCGTTGCTGACGATCCTGAACGTGCACACGTATTCCACGCCGACCTCGCACGCGAAAGGCAGGTCGATGTATTCGCCTCTGGTGTTGGCCAGCGTGCCACCGGTCATGTACTTCGATATGTCGCCGCCCTTTTTGACGACATGGAAGCCGGTGGGGTCGAACTTTGGGTTCAGCCACAGGTTAATCCTCTGCATTCTCGTCTCCCTTCACGCTTTCGAGCACGTCGGCGGGAATCAGTTTCATGGCCGCGTTGAGCTGGCTGGTCAGGATTGCGATTTGCTTGTTGAGAGTGCCGATTTGCGCGGAAAGCTGGTCGATGACCTCGTTCGCGTCGGCTGGAATCTGCTGAGTCAAAATGTCTCCTTAAATACGAAACCCCCGCAATCCGCGTGGATTGCAGGGGTTGAAAAAATTAGAATGCTGGATTAGTCGGCGGCGGTCATCGTGTCGATACGAGTAACCGCCTTCAATTCGTCCAAGGTGAGGGTGCGGCCGAGATTCGTCTTCACGTCCGTGAGAGTGACGGACGTGCCGGAATCATCGAACGTCGCAAGCACGCCACGCTGGTAGTCGCGCCAAGATTCGGCGGTGCCGTCAGTGCTGGAAAACTCCAATCCCAATCGGCACAATTCCGCGCGCACCGACTCCTTCGGGGGCCGCAAGTCAAGCACGCCAGACGGCTCAGAGGGCGTCACGGCAGTAGTGGTATCGGCGGTGGTCTCAGTGGTCACATCGGCCATAATCAATCTCCTTATTGTTGGTTGTTTTGAGGTCGTGGCATGAGGGATTGGTAAAATCTCTCCTCGCACTCGTCCAGATTTGATTGACTGGACTCGTCATTGAGGAAATCGTCCAATCCCTCAATGTCCTTGGTCACGGTCACGTCAATGCCACTCGACGGCTCCTCATCGGAGTCATCAGCGGACAGTGTGGCAATGAGATTCGCGTCCGTCTCATTCGACATGACCGGCAGACTCATGCCCTCACGCGCCTTATTGCGCGCGGCGGTCAGCGGGTCATTCAACACTTCCCCATCAGCCGCAAGCATGCTCACGCCGGTGGCGGAATCATTCAGCGCGCTTTCCAAGGCCTCGTAAGCCCCCGTCCACACGCCCCTGCCGGTGGCGCGGTCGTACCGGCTCGTGTCCTCCTTGCCCTGCATGATCGCGGCGATCGCCTCACGAGTCGAAGCAAGCCCAAGCAAAGCCTTCCACGAAGCAATCACGTCAGGTGCGAAGACGAAGCTGTCCGACCCGTTTATGGGCGGATTACAGCGGATAATGCAAAGACCACTGTTATCATCCATTTCGAAAGTCGATGACAACATTTCCTCCAATCATTTGACCAAATAAGCCAGGAATTCCGCGTAAACATCCACCGGGCAAGGCTGGTCGGCGTTGTAAAGCTTCAATTGGAAGCCGCTCTGCCCGCCCGTGTTGCATGGATGCGCGATGATGCCCGCCCATTGCGAATCCGCGTTCGCGACGACGTAATAGTGGCCGTATTTCGTCGGGCTGAACGTGCAGTTGACTTGCATTGCCGCGCCGTTCGCGATGCTCTGGCCGGGATTCGGATACCACGCTTTCCACGCAGCCTGGGCCTGGAACGTAAAACGGTTCGTGATGCCGCCAAGATAGCCGCCAAGATACACGTATCCGGTGCCGATGTTCGCGCCGACTCCGACACTGCCGTTCCCGTCTTCGGCTTCGAGCCACACGCTTGACCCCGCATTGGCATCACCAGTCAAATTCAGGAGTGCCCGGCTTTTTTTGCCAATGTCTGGCTCGTCGTAATCCGTGTCGGCAACGGCGGACACATGGGAGGTGACACCGCCACTGCCGGTGCCGCCCCTCTGCCGTGGCATCGACCGGAGCCGCAGGTAAGAACCCGGATCGTGCTGCGCGATACGTCCGCTCCATAATGTCATTCCGCCCATCTCACCGACCTGGTTGGAACTGATCTGCGATGCGATCGTGGGGGAAACGAAATATGCAGTCGAACCTTTGTACGCTGGGAATTCCAATCCGTCACCATCAAACGTTTCCGCGCCGCCGATGGTATGCGTTCTGAAATCGGGGCTGATGCGCACGCGATGCCCGCTGATGCGGGTTTGGAAAGTGCCGGTCAGCAGATTCGACTTGCCCTCACCGTCCAAATAGACGGTCTGGTTATGAGCCGAATCCCACATTTGCAATGCGGTCGAGTTGAGCTTCATGCCGGTGTTCTCGGCCTCGGAGCTTTGGAAGACGGCGCCGGTGAACACGTAGCCTCGGAACTGGCCCGCCGCGATTCTGTCGGACGTGATGGTGCCAGCCGCGATCTTGACGGCCGTCACGGAATTCGCCGCGAGCTTGTCGGCGGTAATCGCACCAGTCACAATCTTGGACGCATTGACCGAATTCGCAGCCAGCTTGTCGGCGTTTACCGCGCCAGCAGCCAAAGCGGCAGTGGTCACGGCATTGGCGGCGATGTCGCCCGCTTGAATCTTGTGGACGTTGAGCAGCGCCACGGTCATGTCTTCCGTGACCTTGAGCTTGCCCGTGGTCACGGAATTGGCTGCAATCTTGTCGGACGTGATGGCCAGTGCGACGATATTGCGCGCCTGCACCGAGTTGGCGGCGAGTTTCGCGGCGGTCACCGCATCAGTCACCAGCTTTTCAGTCGTGACCGAATTGGCAGCCAGCTTGTCCACCGTGATGGCATTGGCCTTGACCTTCTCGGCGGTCACTGAGTCGGCGGCGAGATGCTTCGCGGCCACGGTTCCAGACGCGAGGATGTTGTTCGCCACGAGGTCAAAAGGCTCGAAGCGCGTACCATCCCACGTAAGGACTTCCACCACACGATCGGACAAGGGCACGAGCACGGAAGGGCTGGCGTTTGGCGCACCAGTCCAGTAGGTGTAGAAGTCGGCAAGCATGGACGGCGAATTATTCTTCTCGCCCTTCCAGCGAGTCCAATACTTCTGCGTCCTCCACCACATGTCCCCCGGCTTCAAGCCATCATGATTCGGCTCGTCGGGGCCACGGTAGATCAGATTCTTGCCATCCGCGGTGGTCTGCGCCTTTTTCGCGGCGGCCTGAGCCTGATTCGCCTGAGACGCGGCATTAGCGGCAGCAATATTGGCCTTGTCTGCCGTATCCTGCGCGGTCTTCGCAGCCGTATTGGCCTTGACGGCGGCGTTCGCGGCGTCGGTCGCGGCCTTATCGGTCACAGCCACCCAAGCACTACCATTCCACCTTTTCGGCGTGTTCGCACCATTCGTGGTGTCAATCCAGAGGGTCGAAGCCTTGCGCATCGACGTATCCGGCGCCGTGCTCTGGATCAGCACGTCGGCCTTGCCGTTCGCCACGCCAGCGGCGGCAGCTGCTGCGGTATTGGCCTTCTGGGCTGCATTGGCCGCATCGGTGGCGGACTGGGCCGCGCTATCGGCGGTGGCCTTGGCCTGAGTCGCCACGCTCGACGCATTGGCAGCAGTGGTCTTGGCATTGGCCGCGTCCGTCTTGGCAGCATTGGCCGAAGCGTTGGCGGTGTTAGCCAGCGTCTCCGCATTGCCAGCGGTCTTCTTCGCAGATTCGGCTGCGGTCTGTGCGGCATTGGCGGCATCCTTGGCCTGACCGGCGGTCGCGGTCGCACTTTTCGCAGCAGCAGTAGCAGCATTGGCGGTGTCCTGAGCGGTCTTCGCTGCACCATTGGCCGTGTCAGCCGCGCCCTGCGCGTTTTTCGCTGCGGCAGTGGCATTCTCAGCAGCCTTCTTCGCGTCGGTGGTCTTCGCGGCGTTATCCGCGATGTCGGACTTCGCCTGAGCGATTTCGTCGGCATTGCGCTCCACGTCGGCATAGCCCATGTGGTTCCAAGCGGCACCATCCCAGACAAGCGTGTCAATCACACGATCGGACAAGGGCACGAGCACGGAAGGAGAATTATTGGCTTCGCCCTGCCAGTAGGTGTAGAAGTCGGCCAAGAGGCTCGGTGAGTTGTTCTTCTCGCCTTTCCACCTCGTCCAATATTTCTGCGTCTTGAGCCACAGGTCGCCGACGATCAGCCCTTTGGAGGCGTCCGGCTCGTCGGGGCCACGAAACGTATGATTCTTGCTGTGGGCCTCGGCATACGCCTGGGCGGCGGATTCCTTCGCCTTGCTGATCTCCCCGTTCGCGGTGGTCAGGTCGCTCTTGGTCTGCGCGATATCCTTCTGCGCCTGCGACAAATCGGTCTGCGCCTGAGCGAGCGACTTGGACGCCGCGTCGAGATTCGACTTGTTGGCTTGGATGTCCTTCTGGGCCTGCGTCAGCTTCGCCGTATTATCCTTCAAAGCCGTCTGATTGTCAGCCAGGTCTTTTTGGATCTGTTTGACCTCTTCAGGCGAGACAGCCGAAGCCACCGTCACCGAGGCGACTGCCGACCAGTCGGAACGATTACCAGCATGATCGACAGCACGGAACGCATATGTGTGCGAAGAGCCAGCCGTCAAACCAGTAATCACATAATCGCCGATACCGGTCGCGACGGCCGCGATCTCCTTGAAAACACCATCAGCCAAACGTTCGCCGAGAATATTCCTATCCCAATCGATAGGCATGGAACCACCATCAGCGGTCTTCCCATCCCAAGCAACCGAAACCACGCCCAACTCGGAAGAAAGAATCGGCTTGGATGGGACCGGAGGCGGCGTCGTATCCTTGGCGACAGTCAACGCGAACACACTGGACCATTCGCCCATCTGATCGGAATACGATGGAACGGCACGCACTCTGATAAGAATCTGAACACCGCAATCCAGATTCGACCAAGATAACGTATGCTCAGTGGTCGTGCCAGCGGAATGCCACTCATACCCAGTCTTGTTCACACGATATTCGACCGCATACGACGTGATGTCCATGGCAGTGCCATCAGTCGCCAACGTCACATCATCCCAACGGGCCGTAACCATGCCACGCGCATACCCGTTCACATTGATATAAGCGTCGGAATTGGCCGACAGATTCTGCGGAGCCTTCGGCACGCGATGGTCCTTTTCAGGAGCCGGAATCGCACCGGACGCCCCACCAAGATGAGCACCCCCGGTAATGCCGTTCATACGCTTCGTCAAACGAACCGAGGAATCATAATTCTTGTCGTTCAGAATCAGTGAAGCCTTGAACCCAGTCGAGTCGAGTTGCAAAGTGACCTGTTGGACACGGACCTTCTCACGGTTCGCCACTGTAGGCGCGGTAATCCAATCGCCTATCGTGTAATCGATGAGCGGCAGACAAGACGCTTCGACAACGTTCACGGATCGCGTGTACTGTCCGCGAACCCTAGCCGCGTTAGCCAACGTCGGTTTGATGAGATGTTCGGCGGTCTCCTTCTTGTTCACACCCTGTTGGCTTGAATACAATTCCCAACCGCCCCAAGGCTTCGGGGCGTTCGGATTATCCTGCCGGAAATTAATATTGTCGCCACGTACAAGGATCGAGGAAGCCAACCCGTCGATACTCTCGTCATCGGGAGCCTCCGACACATCCTGCGCAAGCGTCACCACACACGATTTGGACAAGTCACGGCAGACGGCGACGCTATCGGCGTTCCATAACAGCAGTTGACGGGCATCGGTACGCCAATCGCATAAGCCGTTGTTCACCAGCGAATCCAACACGTCCTGTATGGAAACGCCAAGATCGTAATATATGCTCGGCAGCATGTAGCCCCACTGTTTGCCAGCGGAATCGGCACCGGAAGTGAACCGGCTGCAATCGACTTTCACGCCGCCACGATTCCAATTCTCATCCATGAACGTGCGCATGATCGTGCCAGCGTTCGCGTTCGCGAATTTACGGGTGCCTTTCTCGTCGCCGCTGGTCTCCAATCTGGACGTGTCCAGATTCAGAGCCTTCTTCAACAGCCAACCGTAGGAAACGCCGGTCAACGACACCGTGTCGGACACGTCCAAAGCGTTCCTTGAACGTGAGGCGATGACGAACCGGCCATTATACGGTTCAATCCAGCGTCCACCATCAGACACTTCCACGGCGATTTCCAATCCGGTTTCAAGACGCCGGTCAAGAATCTCACCGCGCAAAGCCTTACGCGAATAGCTCACGGTCAGAGCGCCAACGGCATCATGAGTGAACGACACAGTATAGGAAGTCGGCTCAGGCAGCAATCCAAGCTTGCTTCCATTGGCCTGATATGTGACAAGACGAGATTTTAGAGTCTTACCCATAAGCATCCCTCAACTTAAAAAGAAAGAAGCCAGTGGAAATCACCACCAGCTTCTCTTAAACCTGCACGCCACATTCCCGGAACCAGTGGCCTTAACTGCAATCCTGTAGTCACCAGAAACATCAGGATTGACTTGCAACCTACCGGAAGGCAGATAATCCAATCCGACTGTCTCGTTCTGAGAACCGCCAGACCATGCGGAATCACTATCGGAACTCCATGCAGTCAACGATCCCGCATCCAAATACAAGTAAGGCCGAGCATCCACGCGCGTGCCAGACCATGTAATACCGGTACCGGATACAGAATCCTTCACCGTTATGCCCGTCACACCTTTCGGGAAACGAAACACCATGTCTGTTATGGGAGCGTCACCGCAACTATACGGAAGTTGAGTGGAAAGCACACTCGGACTAGCGTTCGGAACACCCTGCCAGAACGTGTAATATCCGGCGGACGGCATCACCGAACCGCCGGACATCACCTTCCCGCCATTCAAAGGAAGAGAAACAGTCTCATAGGCTACAGAACGCCACCACACGTCAGGCATGGCGAACACAGCCGTGAATGGAACGAAACGGTTCGGATGACTCTTTGAATCATCAGGACTCAAAGAGGTCAATTCGACACGGGTGCGCTGCTCGACACCATCGATAATCCGGCTCATGACAAGATTCGGCATCGTGCACAATCGCATCAGCCTGGATGATTCACCAAGCACGTCAGGCTCCCAAGCGCATACCTGCAACGATAATTGACGTTCAGAAAACCTTGGCGTCATGCCGGAAGGAATCGAACCATGCCGTTGTGGAGCAGTCGAAACCGTACGGTCAACACTGATGGCACTTAACAGTGTCGAACCCACGGTGACAATGCAATTCTCCGAGTCAAGAGGAACATTGTTCAACCTGTAGAAACACGTGGAAAAAGCCACGATACTCCCCTCTCACATGCCGATCATCGCGGCTTTGTCCAACTTCTGATTCGTCTGAACGGTGATTGGCGTGACGGTCGGATATTGGAAGTTCTGCGTGATGTTGTACGTTGGGCCACTTTCAAACTTGACACCGTCGGACGATTCAGACGAATAGTCCGACACGATGGAAGGCATAGAGACACGGGTCATACGACGTGCGTTCTTCAAGTACTGGCTTGGAATGTCACCACTCGAATTGATGGCGCTCATCACACCCTTGCCATATATGGCTTCCATGCTGTGTACGGCTGCGGCACGAACAACGTATTCGCCTGTTGACACGTCGGTGGAATCGTTCAAAGCGATGGAATCACTTGTGTTCGTTCCACGCCCGACGATTCTGCCGGTACGTGTCACATTGTCACCTTCAACCTCACCGCCTGTGGCACGTCCCTTCTTTGTTCCGAAAATAGCGTTGAACGTTCTACTCGCCCAACTCCTGCCTTCATTCCACAAAGTTCCGAGCATCCCCCAGAAGCTACCGGAGATGTTGCCGCCGAACTGCGCGTTATACGTGCTGCCATTCCACTGGTTCGCAGTGTTCTCTGCACTGCGTTTCGCTGGCTGGGTGTTGTCCCTCGCGCCGAGTGACGCGGTGGGTCGCAACGAACCGTAGGCGTTGGCGTCGCCTTTCACGTAGTCAATGGTCATCGAAGCAAGATCGGAAGCCTTCAGATTGGTCGTGTAGCCATTGCCATCCGTGCCTTTCTTGAACAAGTCTGCATGTTTCTTCACCTCGTCGGTGGCGACAACAGCCTGATTGCCATCGGCATCCAACACAATCGTGTACTTGCCGGAACCATCCGTACTCGCATTGTTCATCAAGTCGTTCACAGACGACTGAACCTCGTCGGCACTGGACAATGCGCCACTGTTGATACCGTTGAGAACCGTGGTGAAAATGGCGGTATTGCCCTCACCGGGGAACAATGCGCGCAAGTCGGACAGGTAGGATGTCAAATTCTGCTTCGACTGTTCGGTTTCTGTCTTGAACAAGGTCGTGACCTCTTCAGGGGTCAACCCATACAATTGTTGCAGTTTCTGAATCTCGGACTCAGGAACACCCATCGCCTTCGCCGTATCATAGAATTGGGTTGCCAACTCCTGCTGTTTCGCATTCACCTCATCGGTCGAAGCTCCGGAAGCAACCAACTGTTCAAGCCAATCATGCCCGGTTGTTGCAAGATTCTGCAAGCTGGTCTGAGCCAACTGTCCAGCCTCAGTCATGTTGTTGAACGAGTCTGCGGCATTGTCCCAAACATTCTGCACACCCAATTCCTTGATGCGCTGGATGGAATCACCCAAACCGTTGTAAATCTGACCATATTCCGTAGCAACGCTCAAAGCGTTCTGCTGCGCGGTACGCTGATTGTTGATAATGTCGTTGTACTTCTGCGCGGCACTGTTCAACATCTGCTGACGTTGAGATTGAGTCGCAATGGCAATGGAAACCGAATCGGAATCCTCACCCATCTCGATCAAACTCTTCGCATAGCCGGCAGCATGACCATTCGCAACGGATGTCGCTTCCGCATTATCGATGTACTGCTGACGCGCCTTTTCCATTACTGCTATAAGCTTCTTGGCTGCACCAGCTTCATTACCGTAATTCTGCGTCGCGGTAGCCGAATAGGTGCTGTGAGCATCATATGTGGCCTTCAACTGATTCATCATCGAGTTGTAAGCCTTCGTACTGCCGCTCGCAGCCTTGCTCAGGTCAGTGGTCGAAACACCAAGCTTGTCGGCGGCTTCGGCAGTATTCTTGAATCCAGTTGTCCAATCATCCAACCAGCTCCAACCAGTCTCAGCATAATTACCGTCCTTGAACGCATCCCGAATCGCGGAAGCGACATTAGATAACGCGCCGGAAGCTTCGGCGGCCGAATCAGGAATCTTACCCAACGCCGTCGCAATATTCTCGGAAGCACGCTCAGTCGCCTGAGCTTTCGCATTGTAATCGGAATACGCTGCGACTGCTGCCGTAATGGCAGCCACGCCCCAAGTCACCGGATTGGAAACCGTAGACGCAAGCATCCCACCCAAACCAGACGCAACAGCCTTCACCTTGCCCATCGCGCCCTCAGCAGAGCCGACATTCGACACGAACTTAGAAACAGCGGGATTAGACGCCACCCACCCCTGAGCGACATTCTTCAACGTCACACCAGTACCGGCGGAAGTCACACCCAACTCCATCAAAGCCTTCTGCCATTGCAACGACTTCATCGTGTTCTCAACCACGGCAAGCTTCACCGTGTCCAAAGCGGTCTTGCCAGCCTTGCCGAACGTGGCGAACACGCCCAACGCGGCCTGAATCGGTTCCGGCAGCAACGCGCTGAAAGCCTTAGCCACAGCCTCGGCGGCGGTAGCGATAGCCTGAATCAGCGGAGCAGAAGCACGAAGAGAAGCAGCCAATGTGCCGCCGAACGTCTTAGACAGTTGCCCGACAGTCGAAAGCAACTGGCTGAACATCGGACTCACATCGCCAACAGCGTTGAACACCTTCTGAAATCCGTTGGAAACGCCAGACGAAAAATCGGAAATACCACCGCTACTGTTCTTCAACAGGCGGCTCACATTCTTCGTGAACGAAGCAATCGTCCTACCGGCATCACCGAAAACATTTCCCACGGTATGCCGCAAAGAATAGCCAGCGTCACCAATCTCGGAGAATGAATCACGCATCGCGGACTGCGCCACTTTAGCGCCAACAGCCCACGACTTCAACGTGTCTTGGAACTTTGCCGAATTGACAGCCTTATCCGCCTTCTGCAACTCCTTGGAGAAGCTTTGGATGCCATTCTGGTCCTCAGCCAAAGCGGAATACAAGCCGGAAGCAATACCCATGAGCGCTTTCACGGAATTCTTCAAATATCCAGCCTGTTCAATGACACGCTGCATCGACTTCTCAATCTCACCGGACGCGCGAGCATTATCAACCCAACGTGCGAACTGATCCGCAAGCTCACTCACATACCGTGTGGCACGAGGAAGATACTGGCTAGTTGAATCGCCAAGATTCAGAAAAGCCTTGACAAGGCTCTCAACACCCGGTTCCAAATAAGTCAACGACTTATTCACATCGTTGAAAATGCTGGATACGACGCTTGTCTTATCGGCTTCCTTGACCATCTTGGTCATGCCGACGACGATTCGTCCCTCATGGTCGGCAAGAGTTGACATTTGGGGAATCAACGTGTCGGCAATGGAATCAGCCAACCCGCGAATTGCTGGACGCGCCTGACCGTAGAACGCGTTCACCACACTGTCGGACAGTTTGCCTAACTTTGTGGATGCAATGTCGATCTGCTCGCTCCAAGTGGCGCCCTTTTCGCCCCAAATCATCTTCACGGACGCATAGGCGGCGCCCAATCCGACGAGAGCGGCAGGAGCGGCCAATGCGGCCTTCGACATGGAAACAATCGAAGAGCCAACACCAAGCACGCTACGGGACATGTTGATAGCGCCAGCGGAAACACCGGCGAACACGGTACCCAATGCGGAGAAGAACGGAACCTTCTCATCCAGCGAATCCATGAAATTCACGAACTTCTGGAATTGGTTGTTGACGGCGCGAAGACCAGTCGCGCCATACGTCATACCATCCAGCATTTTGCCGAAATCAGTGGCATGGAGTTTCGCGTAAATCTCGACGGAACGAGGACGGGTGAGCATGGCAAGATGAGTACGGGCACCAGCCGTTTTAAGGTCGATGTCCATTTCAAGCTTCTTATAATCTTCTTGAAGCTTCTTGGCCTTCTCACGCGCACGGGTCACATCCAAATCAAGATTGACCTCATAGTGGTAGTTCTTGTCCTTGCCGGCATGGAACGCAGCAAGATTCAGCTTGTCGATGGCTGACCGGTAGTCGGTCTCGATGTCGTTCGGAAGACTGCGGAATTTCCGCTTCAACGCTTCAAGTTCGCGTTCCATGCTTTTCGCGCCGTCAAGATAGACCTTCGCATGGGCGTCCATCCCATCGACCTGCTTCAGACGCTTGGACACGTTCTCGAGAACGTTGACGACCTCGGAAACATCGTTGACGTCAACACGGATGTTCGCCTTGCTGTCATGCTTCAACTGCTGCATCGCATTGTTGAGCTGTTCGACGAGACGGTTGGCGCGAGCCATCGAGACATTGTTGGAACTGCCCAGAGGCTTGACCTTCTCGATCGCATCCTGCATACTGCGGATGTGCTTCTTGACGTTATCCAAAACGTCGATCTGCTTGTTCGCGTATGCCGTGGTCAATCGCGTGTTGCGTTTCACCGCATCCTGATACGATTTGCTTTTCAGCGTGACCTTGCGCCAAGCATCGCCACCATTGGCGATACGCTTGTTCATCGCGGAAACAGCCTTGTCGGAAGACTGAACTTGCTTGCGCATCGTTCGCAGATCACGCAAAGCGTCGGTCAGCTCGACTTTCGGGGATACTTTACGTTTATCAATGTCCCGAAGAACACGTTTCAGATCGGAGTCATCGCCACGAATCTCAACATTCTGGACGATGCCATCATCCTCGATACGCCTTTTCGCCGCACGCCAACGAGACATGTCAACGTCAGGCGTCACACGAACATCGAAATCGTCATCAGCGTACCGGGCGAGCTTACGGCGGAGTTCTTCGCCAAACCCTTTGGTATTCGGATAAATATCGATTCCAACGGAACCGGCGAGATACTCCACCATAAGAACCCCTGTTTTTCAATCACATGCCCAGAAACGCCTTCATCGACTCGAAGTTGGCGGAAACACGCCTATCAACGCCATCGGCGGCGTGAGGGGGCATAATCGGTTTGAACTCAGGATGCTTGCCGTCCTTGAACTGCAATGTGCCGGAAACCAGCAAGCCGACCTGATTGTAAATACCCAACAGCAGACTCGTATCCTGAGTGAACCCGTGAAAACTCAAACCGGAATCACTCTCGGACTCGGCGCGGGCACGCTCATCAGGATGGTTCAGCAACCATTCCCGATACAACGACTCGTCATAGCCGGCAAGCCCGCCGATAAGGGTCAAAAGAAAACCGCCGTCATACTCATGCATGGCGGCGGGAAGATTCAGATTGTAGAACCTACGGAAATCACACGTAAGCTCTACTTTGCATTTCCGGTAGGCGTCCTTGACGCTTCGGATTTTCCCAAGGACGCGCCATAAAATGCGTTAAGCAGCGTGAACACCTGCACCAGGACAGTCGGAGTCCTGCCAGTGACCCACTTGTGGTAGGCGTCAACGTCCTTGGCGATCTTCTCGAAGAAACTATCGCTGGCAGCCACCATCCTGGCTATAGCCAGACTTGAATCGACATCATCGGAAGTCTTCTTGCGGAACACGCCGTAACTGTCGGACGCCACGGCATCGACGACCATGAAATCGCATGTCTGCGCCACGGAGAACTCATGAGCCGGAACGAACTCAGGGCATCCGGCCAGTTCCTCGTGCTGTTCGACGAACTCAGCCAGCGTGTCAGGAATCTCCGGAACGGTCTTAACAGTGTTCTTATCAGTTTTGGAAGCCATAATCTGTAATCCCCATCAAAAAACCCATCTGCCAATCGTTGGAAAGAATTGCCCCCGCACGGATGGGTACATGCGGGGGCAATAGGAAATCTCAGCCTTTCGAGGTCAAACCCGATACGGTCTGGGAGGAATCACCCGGATTCTTACCGCTGGAATCCGGGCTGGTTATTTTGACACGAACGTCTCCGGGGCGAAAATCTGGTACGCGCCAACCTCACCATTGGCACCGGCCTTCAGCACGCTAGTGGATTTCACGACGGCGTTGAAGCTGAACTCCGCGAAATCCTCATCGGCGAGGCTGACGTTATCGAACGTGAAATCGGTCTCCGGCAGATACAATCCGAAGCTCAGCTTGTCGGAATCATCGTAGGCGAGAACGAACAACGCCAGATGCTGCACCACGGGCTGCAACGGCACGACGATGCCGCCCTGTTCGCCGGCCCAGCCGCCAGTAACCTTCGTGATCGTGGCCGAATCACCCTGCACGGACGCGCCGGACACGGTGATGGTCGGGGCCTCGGTAGAACTCTTCGCACCGGCGACAAGCCACGTGTCCTTCGTGGTGGTGTCCCCGCCATCCTTGCTGAAGCTGATCTTGTTGTTGTTGGAGGTATGGCCGATATTCTCCCAATTCACGACGGAACCGCTGCCAGCGGCGGCAACAGTGCCACTGTTCAACAAGAACGAGGAAACTTTGGTTGGAAGAGTGGTCTTCGCGGGAGCCGTGAACAACGTACCGCGAGACGCCTGAATCAGACCATCGGCATTAATAGCCATAATGGTGCCTTTCTACTTGAAATTGATAAAAGAAAAGGCTTGACCGATACCGGTCAAGCCTTGAACGAATCGCGGGCAGTCACAACAGCCGACAGCCCATACTCCTTGACGTTCTTGCCTTGATTCTCTTTCGAATCAGACTGTCTCTTCTGCGCCGTCACAGACACGGTGCCAACCGTTCCAGCTGTCGTGGACTCCTCGAACGGCCAACCCTGCACCGTCTTATACAAGTGACGTGCAAAACCGTGAGGATTGTTACAGTCAGCGGCCAAAACCGTGAACGTCACGCCGAAACGCCACAATCCACGGTCAAACTGTTCGGGAGCGGAAACATAATAGAGAAGAACCTGTCCACGTTCACCGTAAGCGTTCAAAGGCAAGTCAAGCTCGCTGCAAACCTTCACATCAGGCCACTCCTCGCACGGATACGCTCGATTCAACAGTTCATAAACCAACTGTTCCGCATCGATTGACTCACGAACGTCAATGGCAAGACGCTGAAAAATGTTGTCCGTCACAATCTCACCCGACTCAACGAATCAAACATGATATGTTTTCCCGGAATACGCGCTCTCGGATCACGAGGCCCATACTTGTGTTCAAGCCACCGGTTGAAATAGCCGAACTCCAAATGCGGAGCGATCTGCGTGCCATCACGGCCCATGACGGACATGACAATCTGATGATGCCAGCCGACTTTGCGAACGGAAACCTCGATCCTATCCGCGACGCTTGAATGCGTAGCGGCCTCATTCGCCTTCGCGCGGACGGCAGACACGCTATGCACGGCGGCGCGGCGTGTAAGTTCCGGCCCATACATCTTCGCAATATCGGTAGCGACGCTACGTCGAACCGTGACCCTTCCCAACGCCACCCACCTCCTTCACCCATTCAGGCTCGGAAATGCCGCCATCAAGATAATCGCCAATAACAACACGACGTGCGCGAACCTCCCAATGCCGGGAGAAACGAGAACCACTCCCACGCCACGTAGGAGCGCCGTCAGCATCGTAATAATCGCCCTTATACCAGATCCGGGAATAAATGTCGCCGGGCCATTCCCTCGCAAGAATCTGCAAAGGAGTGACCTCTTCCAAACCGCCGGGGTTATCCGAAGATGGCGTCTTATCCTCAGCTCCAGAAATAGAGAACATGCCAGCCTGTTGCGCACGACCCTCAACACGGCAGATGACCTTCACAGGATCGCCAGTCTGCACATACTGGCCTCCGTGCGCGTCCTGAACATGCTTGCGAGGAATCACAACGACATAATCCGTGTCGAACAGTTGTTTCTGACCACCGTAATCGGTTTGGTCATCCTCGTAGAGGTAATGGCGTTCATTCGTATCATCGTCAAACAGAAACGCCATCATCAACCTCCATAACCGGGGTCGAAACCAAGACTGATGTGTGACATCGTGCCAGCGGATTCAGCGAAACCATTCAGAATCGATTTCTCAGCTTTCGACAAGAACAGCCGGGGACTTGGATCATGGCCAGGCTGATTCTGCTGCGGATCATGCTCCGTATACGAGTAAGAACCGTTCGCTTCGGTTTTGAACCGGTTGAAACGTACTACGCGCAACACCATTTCGCATACGACCGACGCGAAATCACTTTCAGAGAGACGCCCCTTCTTCAAGCGCGTCCGAACAATCGGGCATTCGCTCAAACAGATGAGAGCGGCCTTGCGGCATTGAGCGGAAATCCAATCAGTGTCGAAATGCTCTTTAAATGAATCCGCGTCGGCGGAACCGTAGACGCGCATATACTTCAACCAGTCGATGTTGTCGATGATTGCCGTGCTCATACGCGCCTCCTACATCATGCGGCCAGTACAGTGGCCTTCAAGGTGCTGTTGGACTGCACTAGAACCGGCAATGCAGTACCGTTCACGTAAGCCTCGTATCCCGGAGTCGAAGACGGAGTATTCAGCACGGCTCCGATAGGGCCAGCGTTCTTCTCACGGCTGATGCCATATGCAGGAGTCTGAGCTTCAGCGGTCGGCCCCAACGCGGTGTAACCCATGTTCACGTCACCGAAAGCCGGAATCAGCAGGATGGTGTTCTCAGGGAAGAAGCTCTTGACGCCGCACGGAAGAGTAATCTTGGACTGGCGGGCGAAATCACGATACCTTTCGTCAACAACGTAAATATCCTGAATGCCGGTGTACAGGCTCAAAACGCTCTTCACATCATTCTCGGAAACAAGAGCCGGAAGGGTGGAACCCTGACCACGGAACAAGTAGTTGATGATGGCCGCGTTAGACGTCAAAGCGTTCACAACCTTACGGGTGGTGACCATGATGGTAGGACGCGCACCCTTCTTATCGTCGATAAGGTCGGACCATGCACGCAAATCCTTGACCGGATCACCAGTCTTGTCCCAAGTCTTCGTAGATGCCAAAGAAGTGGATAGTGCCGAATCACGCGCATAATCCCAAGCTGCATCCTCATTGGATTCTGTGATGCCGAGCTTCGCGTCAACAGCGACAGCCACACGCGCCTTCTCCAGACGGTAGGCCAATTCCTTGCCCAACTGAACGAAATAATCGCTCAGAGTGGTCTTCAAATCTCCGTTGGCCATGGAAATGTTGCCATTTGCGATGTCCTTTTCGGACACGCGCATACGCTTACGCAACGGCAGCATGGAAGTGTAGGACAGCTTCTCACCGCCAACAGTACGACCATACGGTGCCTCAGCATCCCAAGTGGAGAACTTCATCTCATCAACCTCAGGATCATCCTGATTCGGAGTCCATTCGACAGACAAGCCGGTGAACTGGTCCGGCAGGATGGAAGCGAACGGCAAAGCTGCCGTAGTTGTCTGATAGGCTCCCAGCACGATGGCGGAAGCCTCGTCGGGAGTAATGATGTCCTTATTCAACAGACTCATTGAAAAACCTTCCTAATATGCGAAAACCCGCCATGATGGGCGGGTTTCAAACGGGTAGAAACTAAACTCAGTCAGTATGGCTGGTGTCACTTGGATGCGGCGGCAGTTGCCGGATTCAACACGGTCACATGCGGAGCTGCGGCGCCCTTGTCATAATCAAGGAACAATCCCTCCAACTTCGCCTTGCTGAAATCAACGGTGTACGGCAGATTCTTCTTATCGATAACACCCATGTAGCGGACGCCGACAGTCGGATACTGATCCTCGAAACCGGTACGAGTGAACTGCACATGCACCTGAGACTCCAAGAAGCCGATAATCGTGCCATTACGGCCATCGACGGCATTCGGATCGTACGGGCCATAGTTATTGGTTCCAGTAATCTGAGCCAGCGGAATACCGGATTTAGTCCAAGCCTCGTAATCATCGTCGGTAATGGACGCGAAGTAATCGTTCTCATGCGACTTATCCTTGGTGAACGTAGCCAAGTCAAGCTGCGCTTCACGCACACCATCGGTGATACGATTGATAAGCCAAGACTGGTCATCCTTCGGAGCGGTCTTGGCGACAGTATGAACCATCTGATTGGCCATATTTATCTCCTTATAAAACTATTTCTTGATTTCGGAATGCTTCACGCCGTAGTTGTAAGCGTCGGAAACGCTTGACTGCGGCTTGCACACATGCATGTTTCTGCTCTGCAACTCCTTCACCAACTCCGGCGATGGCTCACATGGAGCATTCCCGTCATTCTTTTTCTGCCCCGCTTCAACCGTTTCAGTTTTGCTTGGCATGAACTTCACAAAAGCGTCAGCCCATTCGGAAATCTTTTCCGGCTCAGTCTCCCCACACAAAGTGTCGAAAGCCTCGTCGGTAATCTCTGGATGCAGCTTCTGCGCCTGCAAACGGGCTATCTGCACATTCGCCTTGGCGAGAGCGCTCTCAGTGTCGGCAAGCTTCGCTTCGGCGGCATTGGCACGATCACGATTCTCATACATCTTCTGCTCGTTCTCACGGGCCTGATGCTTCCACATGCCCAACTTCTCGGAAAGGTCATCCGCACCATTCTTTTGAGCCACCGTATTAGCGGTTACAGGAGAAGTGGCAGTGTCCTTCGGCTGCGCGGTCACGCCCGTTTCAGGCGCATTCGTAGATGCCGCCGTTTCAGCGGTATTGGTATTTTCATCAGCCATTAGGCTTGAATCCTTTCAATAGTGTTATGCGGCTTCGCCAAGCATCGACCGCATCTGGTTGAGCATGGTCTTCTGCCATGCCATAGCCTGTTTCAAATTCTTGGAAGGCTTGAACGTGAACGTCCTACCCTCATAGCGGAAAGTCACCGGCTTACCGGCCTTCTGCACTTCCTTGTAACGCCGATTGAACTCGATTGCCCGATTCTCCATACGACGGCACTGAGCCAACGTGGATTTACGGTCAGGCGTATGCCAAGCGTCAGAAGCCTTCGACGGAACTGGACTGGGCGTATCCTTCGCATCCTCGGCAAGAAGCACAGGGCCCAACTCGCCATGAGTAATGGTCTTGACCTTCACCTGCTTCAACGCGGACGCGGTAGTACCACCAGCCTCGGCGTACAAGCGTTTCAAATCCTTCTGATTCAACTGGAAACCCGGATCGTAATCACTGCCAGCCGGTGCCACACCACAATGACAGTTAGCGTGCAACGGCAACAAGTCAGCCGTCGAATACCATCGGTCAGCCGCCACCACGCACAAGCCACAAGAACCCGTCTTGGACAGTTCGGGATGTAACACCCTGCGATACTCCAACACCTTGCTATCCTTGTACCGTTCAAGCGTGGCGCTCGTCTGCGCCCTCGAAACATCCTCGTCAACAGTGGTCTGCAAACGGTTGAACGCCTGTTCAATCCACTTATCAACCTCGCTGAATATCTCATCGGTCTTGCTAGGCCACGTTTCAGGACGAATCGTGGGGTTTTTCACCGCAAGACTCCGATACGTGTCAGCCGGACGTTGCGCCACAAGCCACGGATCGGTATTGTCACGAGGAAACACCAAACTAGGCACATCCCCCTTCGGAGTGACGCCCACAAGCTTCAACGTCTCATTCGCATAGGAGACGCCCAAACGGCGCACCTGCTGAATCAACGCCATCTCCAACAACGCCATACGGGATGCGACGGCAAACGTCATACCATCATTCCACCAGTCAGCGGGCGTCAGCATGTCCCACATTCTGTGGGCTTGACTCACATACTGGTTCACCAGCGTTGCACGAGCCTGTTCAAGCGTGTTAGACAACGATTCAAGCGACTTACCGGCCATCAGGACTCGGACTCGCCTTCATCGACAAGCTCACCCTCGACGTTCGGCAAACCATCCACAGCGGACTGGGTTTCATCATCCCAACCCGTAGCCGGTTCCACAGCAGCAACAGGCTTCGCATTACTCTTATTAGCCTGGCCGGAAATGTTGAACTGGTCTGCAAGACGGTTCATATCATCCTCCGACACATCCTGAGCGGTGAAGCCCATCTTGTGCGTGAGAATCGTCCTACGCGCCAACAAGCCACTCTGATACAACAACTGGCAAGCCTGAGCCTGTTCCAGCGAACTGGTCGTGTCCATCGGCTTCCACACCATCTCAAACTCGGACGCCGAAGCATTCGCGGTTTTAGACGCGGCCAAAGCCATACGCACCATACGCACGATAGGCTCAGAATCCAACTCGTTCATCGTCTGCACTTTGAACTTCAACGTCTCACGCTTCAACTCAGCACCATTGGCGGAACCCTGCACGTCAGGCGAAAGAATATCCAACGGAATGCCAGCTGCGGAAGCCAACTGCTTCACATCAGCCATGATGTTGTTCTGCAAAGAACCGGTATCAGTGGTCTGAGACTCCCAAATATCAACACCATCAGGAAGCTTCCACAACGCCGCAGGGCCAACCGCGAACGTGGATGCCAAATCAATAGGATCACCAGCCTGCTTGTCGCCGTCGATGACTTCCTGATCCTCTTCGGTGTACGTGGTTGGAACGGTGCCCTTGATGGCACGCTGTCGGAATGCTTGCATCATCGTGATGCACAAACGGTCGAACGTTTCACGGTCGATACGTTTCAGCATCGGCAGATACGGCTCGAACAATCCCTGCCCGTCAACCGTGCTCAAACGTACGATAGGGAGCGAATCGCATCCCTCCGCATAAGAGAAATCAGATGCTTGTGAATCCTCAGCCCACTCCCAATCGCTACCAGGCTCCCAAGCTTTCGCATCAGACGCGAACTTAGCAACCGACGAAACATCGTTAGGATCAACAACGGAACGATCATGTTCACGTTGTGCCGTCTTGGAATACACTTTCGTCGTGGTCTTGCTGTCATCAACAACAAGACGATACAATCGAATGACTTCCTTGTTCTCGCGGTCCAGATACGTGTATTGGATAGCAGCAGTCTCACCAACATCCATCCAGCATTCCCAAGGGCTGAGAGGCGTGATGAATCTCCCACGTCCAGCATTGGAAACCAAGCCAAACGAGCATCCGTAATCGCCTTTGTCTGGCAGCATATTGCGACGAAGAATAAAATTCAGGCCGCATTGTTTCGCCATCCTATCGGCATCAGTATCCTTCAACGAGGAATCCTCGACCTTACGGAAACCATTAGGCTGCTGGCGGTCGGTCACGCTCTCACTGATACGACGGGCGAGATTCACAACACCCAACTGGCGCATCAGCTTGTACACTGGGGCAGCGTTCGGATCAGTGCCTTGAGGCACACTGTTCGCATCCACCATCTCCCTGCCATCCTTGAACAGTTTCAATTCGGCAAGATACGGCAGACGAGCGCCCCACTCCCGCGCCAGATTGGTAATGACGTAAGCATCATCGTCATCATCGGAAGCGTTCTTAATCATCAACGAGTCAGACACTCGAAATCACCACCTAGTAGATTCTCATCGGAGCGGAACGGCGTTTAACCTCAGCCAACTCCAAATACTTTCCACGAGCCGTATAAGCCAACAGGCCAGCCATGCACGCATCAATCTTGTCCGGCGAATTAGGAGACTCCTTATAAATCGCATACCCAGTACGGGTCTCACGCCTACGCGCATTACGGAAATGATTCACCAACCGCGGATCAGCAAGCAACGCGATATCATCCTTGACCGGTTTGCTTTTCTTATCCGGCTCCGTATACGGGTAACGGAACGCTGTATGCGCGTTATCCAACGCGACCTGCATGTCCTTATACCAGTTGTTAGTCCAGAACTTGATCTTGTCGCCGCTCTTACGCGGACCGACCTTCAACTTCTTCCCGTAATCCTTCTCCCAACCGCCAATCATCTGCTCGAAATACGCGACATCAGCGAAGAAGCCGACCACATTGTAGTTGTCCATCATCCAACGGGCCATGCCGTCGAACGCATCACGGTTCACACGCCAAGTGGCCTTCTCAGGCCCATCAGGAGCGGACTCCAACTTGATAAGGAACAACATGCCATCGGACACGCGGCAACCCACAAGTGCCGTCGAATCATCCGACACGGAACCATCGAACCCCAACGTGATAGGCTCACGTTTCGTCACGAACCGTTGCCACGCGCCATCCAAACGAATCGAATTGAACGCGGTGTGCATTTCATCCCGATACAGCATGTGGGATTGAATGTCGGACTCCGTAAGCCAAGCATCATGCACGCTCGACAAAGTGTTGAAATAGTAGCGCATCGAATCCGCAGGGTCTGAATCAGGCTGGTAAATCTGATCCATCTGACCATTCAGGTCAATCCACCCATCCTTCGACGGGCCAAGCTCACCATCCCAATACGTGTGCCCCTCGGGGTCAACACCATCAGCATTCAACACGGTCATACGACCATCCGGCAATATCAGATGATCCTTACCGTCCGAACTCTTCGCACTCGCACCATACGCGACCTGCAAGGCGCGGAGAACCTTCTTCTCGTCAGCGAAATCATCCAAGTCGATGTTCGCATACACATGGTCGAAGTAGATGCCGCTACGATGCTTGATTTTGCCCGAAGCGGTATCCCACGCATACTTGTACGATGTTTCAGCGATGGACTCTTCGCCCGGCTTGTACATGGTGGACGTTTCAAGAATCCACGGGTCTGCATCACCTTTACGTTTGCCGAGGTTACGTTGAACGGTCTTGTACATGTTGCGAAGCTTGTTCGTGTTGTACAAGTGGGTTTCATCACAAGCGGCGAACGTTTCCAAACCGCCATCCTTGGACGCGGCACCACTCGTGGTGGGAACAATCTCCCCACCCTCCGGCAAGCCGATACGGGTACGACCAACATCAAGGCCGACACCCTTCAACTGGCTTAAAGGGCCTTGGTCGCAGTTGTAGTAAATCGAATCGAAAATGTTACCAGTCTGGCCTTCGGCGGTAGCCAAGCAGAGAATCTGCGGCATCTGCACCATACGTCCAACAGGCTCACCCTTCGCATACGGGTAGACCTCGCCCAGAAACTCGTAAGTCTCCCCTTCTTCCGCCCAATGGTCGAACCTGCAAGGAGCCAAACCCTCGAACGCGCAAATGCCAGCGGCCTTACCGGACTTGTTCTTACCCTTCGCACGCGAATAGAACACACGATTGAACCGGCGGGTACCCCACTCGGTCAACGCATAAGCGTGAAGCATGAACACGTACTCGTCCATGTCGAACGCCTCAGGCAAGCCAACACCGCCACCACGACCAACACGGAAGAAAGTCTCAATCCACCAAACCGCGAACATTCCCATCGAACGAGTCAAATCCTCGCCATGCAATTCGGGAATGCGCGTATGCATCAGGCACCACCATCAATGACACGCAAACCCAATGCGGAAGCACGCTGCCTGTTCCGTTGAACGTTACGAGCACCCTCAGTATCGCCCTCATACGCGGAAGCCTTCATATCGTCAGGCTGCGGAGCATCGAACTTCAACCTCACACGAGCTTCGGGTGTAATGCCCAACGTGGCCTCACGCTGACGAATCTCGGAAGCCAACATCCAACGGCCCTTAGTCTTCGGACGCCAGAAATCATCCTTCAACAACGCCAAATCCTGAACCGCGTACCAGTCGGCCTCAACACCCATACGCTGAGCCAACGGACTGACACGAAGCGACTCATACCACTTCTTCGTCCGTTCAAGCCACTCCTGCCCATCAGGGCGAACAGCAGGAAACTCCAAACCCATCGGACTATCAGGCGCACGAAGAATCGGATTCTTCGACTTCTGCGCACCACGACCATTACCAGCCACAGCCAGCCTCACAATCCGCCCGTTTCAGGCAATACGCGAAGCTAGGACGTTCCACCCTCGCAACGCTTGTGAACCAGCAGACGATTCGCCAAAGTCGCACTATGCGACTTCTCCAACGGAACCTTCCACACGAAAGCGGCACCATCGGCACCACTCGAACCAACATCAACCAGCTCATGGCATTTCGCGCACAAGCCGCCACACTTCTCAACCACCTGAGAATCAGTAAAAGACTCAACAACAAGCTCGGACTCAAGCTCGGACACGTCAACCGGACGCACGTACATAGTCGTTTCAGGCTTCACCGGCAACGACTTATCATCATCACGAGCACGCTTATACGCCACACGGCAACGCCCAGAACAAAACAACTGGTCGGAACGCTTCGGATCAAACCACGTATGGCATTGAGGACACATGCGCTGACGCAACGGCTTCAGCGGAGACCCCGAATAACGGTCACGGTCGTAATGCGAACGACACAATCCCTTCGCACACACCGGATTAGCGCAACCGGCAACCGCGCACATGAACTCATTCACTTGAAAGCCGGGTGAGAATACCAACGCTTCTCCCTCCGACTCCTACCCTTCGCACGACGAACCTCAGCAGACTCACCCTCGGTCTTCCGCTGATGATGCCAACGACACAACACCCACAAATTCTCAGGACGATCATCATCATGGACGGGATTACGAACCTTATGGTCAACCTCATTCCCATACCGTCCGCACAGGCGAACATTCCCGTAATCATCCTTGACCGGCCACTGGCACCTATGCCCATCCCGTTCAAGAATCATCGCACGGACACGCGGCCAATCAGGATTGAACCGTTCATCACGATGGGAACTAGACCACGCCACAATGCCTCCACAAAAACAGGGTTGGCCGGTGCTGAGCAGGAAAACACGCCAAAGGGGAAACATCCCAGCAGGAAAAGTTCTCAGATCAACCAACCCAAGTGCTCCGGGAGGGATTCGAACCCTCACACCCTACAGGTAGCGCATTTTGAGTGCGCCGCGTCTACCATTCCGCCACCAAAGCAAAAGAACAAGCGTCCCACACTCCACCCACAACAGGAGCATGGGACGCTCGTTCAACCCCCAGAGAGCCATAAGGAACCAATGGCATCATCACAATGGCTTTTTACCGCCAGCCACGGCGCGCGGATGCTGAGGGAGTCGAACCCCCGAACCGTTCCCGGTCGCCACCTTAGCAAGGTGGTGCAATAAGCCACTCTGCCAAGCATCCAAAATGCAAGAGCCGCCGCAGCGACTCAGGAGACTGTTCCCGCAGACTAGGCGGGTCAGCTAAAACTAGAGCCGCCACAAGACGACTCCGAAGACCTTTCCCACAGCCTGTGGGTAGGCTGAGCACAGCATGTTGGACTCGAACCAACATCGACGGTTTTGGAGACCGTAATGCTACCGGTTGCACCAATGCCATATACCCGACTTAGTTAACGTCCAAGTCGGAAAGACGTTCGGCATGGTGGAATGGGCTTTACCACCAACGGCAAGGAACGTGAAACATCTATGCACCCGTTTGGCCGTGCCTCCCCTTCGGTCATCAACCACCTGATTAAGGCAGGGAGCCTCTTATCCCCCACATGTTCCAGCGGAGATATTCGAGCAATGCCATCGATCTCATAGGCAGCTACCCCATGAAACCTAGAGCAAACCCCGGGAATCGAACCCGGCAACCAAAAGGCTGTGCCAACAGGATTGCAGACCAGCCCAAAATAATAGGTACGAGTCCATGTAAGCCACGTCCGGGATAGACTGGTCGGATTCCACTGCTGACTGCATCACACCTAGGATACTCACGCTACGCGCAATGAGTGATAGCAGCCAGATATCGATGCGGACCCGAGCTGCGCTCTACCACCATCAACATCAATCCAAGGAACATTATACACAATATGTAGGGTGCAGAAACGGTTGCAACCACTAAATATGTGAAGACTTCGTAAGTAACGGGTAATCCAAAAATGTTCCAGCGAGCATTCAGCGTCAGCACTAGAGAGCCAGCGGCCTTGCTTTTTGCGCCGGGGGGGAGGCTCCCCTACGGGGGTGTTTGTTGCATGGTGCAACGTTGGAACGTTTGTGCGATTGTGCTTTGGCGTGTCGTGTGGTATCGCGCGGGCACGTTCCTTTGTATGCGATCATGTCCGTGCCCGTCGTGGCCGTCGTGCCCTGGACGTCGTGACGCCCCTGTACATGACCGTCGTGACGTGGCCGTGGCGTCCCTGGGTGTGGCCGTGGCGCGGCGCGGCCGTGGCTGTGGCGTCCGCCGTCTTTGTGTCGCCGTCGTGTGGTTGCGACACGCCGACGAACGCTAGTGTTTGCAATGGTTTTAACAGAGTCTCACTATCCCGATTTGCGCAATCAATTGGTTGCGTATAAGATGGGGGCCAACAAGCAAACAACAACGAAGAGAAAGGAAAGATACGGCAGCGGATACGCAGACCGGGACGGCAACCCGGAAGCCCCGAAGAATCGGCGGCATGGACGTTTGAAAACTGAAGAGTGGACGCGGCAAGGACGCGACGGATTGCGACTAGGCATGATGCACCCTCACACCATGCAAGGCTGAACCGTCGTCGAGTCGCTAACGTGGCGCGGTGTCCGGCATGGAATTGTCCCGCGCTGTCTGAGTGGTCTACGATGGCTTCTAATCCAAGTTAGGAGTAGAGCCATGGGATTGAAAGAATTGAGACTGAAACGCGGCATGACGCAACAGCAGCTAGCCGAGAAAATCGGCGTGACGCGGCAGCGCGTCGCAGCGTTCGAGACCGGCGCACGTAAAACGGGCGGCATGAGTCTCGATGTTGCAGTGCGAATTTGCGACGTCCTTAAGGTGCGTAATCCGCGTAAGCTACTTGATTCTGATTCTAAAACTTCGGCAGATTCTAAGTAATCCGCCAGGGCTATCGGTGCTCTTTATGGGTGCGGTAGCTCACGAATGAGTAGAGCCGGATAGCTGCAACTATCCGGCTCAATTGCTCAGTAATCATTAACCAACTAACTAACTAAGCCCTCTTATTCTAGCAAGGGGGCTGGAATGGAGTGTCAAAATGTATACCGTTGATGAGACCTACAAGAATATCGAAGCCGAGTTCAAGCCCCGCAGCAAGTGGAACCAGGGCGTGAAGGAAACCGCACTGGCATTGCTTGATTCGCTCGACATGCCAGAAACCGTTCTTCCCGACCACTTCGGATCGCGTCGCGCGCTGTTGCTGAACGGCGCGGACAATTGGCGGGAATACAGTTACGGCGGGTGCGCTCTCGTGTGCAACGTGGATATCGCCGCCCGGTTCTTCACCCCGTCCGAAATGCGCCGGTACATGGCTGATGGTCATGATGCAAGCATGGCGTTCCGTGGCGAGCCTCTGCTTGACTTGCAGGCGCGTGCCCTCAGCCAGGCGGAGCGTGTTATCAGCCGGTACGCGCGGGAACACTGAGGGGCAAGTCATGTGTGAGAAGTGCCCCATCGATCAACGTTACCCGTACTACGGTTTTCCTGTGACGCCAGATTCCCGCAAGCTGCGGGATGAGGCCGAGCGTTACCGTGAGATCGCTATCCGCTGTTTCGTTGCCGAGAGCGATTGTGCCGACGTGAAGCGGGCGGATGCGCTGTGGCGTGAGATGTGCCGTGCCGGTGATGAGGCGCGGTTTCTGTGCAGCAATGCGCGTCGTTTGGAGATGGAAGAAGCCCTACAGTGTCGGGCTATCGAATATCCCAATTGTCCTAATCGCAAGCGTATGCGCTGACTTGTTCCAGGCTTTCGGGCGTGAGCCTATCAATCACGCCCATCAATCTTCTACCAATCCCTTTTACACAATCGAGGTGTTTTGAAATGTGTGATTCTTTTTCTCTTGTCAAGCCGGTTATTTTGAACGATAAAGTGAAGAACAATGCGGCGCTTCATGCGACGTTGGATTGTATCCAGTCGCGTAGCCGCGTTCGTTCCATTAACGTGGACGACATTTACAAGGCGGCCGCGCATGTCGAAAAAAGCTGGGTATTCCGAAGAAGGCGCTTGAAGGCGTGCAAGTGCATGTTGACTTGTATGCTCAGACGTTCCCGAGCGCGTATCGCGGTATTCCTGAGAGCACTCAGTTCGATATGGTTTTCAGCAAGCGTTTTTGGCGGGTTGTCAAGGTTTCGCGTGAGCAGTGCAAGTCGAGTGGTCATGATTATTCCGTGACTTTCAGCGATGAGGCACGTAAGGCGCTTGTTGAGCGGTTTGAGTCTTTCGGCTACTGCTGATTTTATTTAATCTCGTGGCGCGGCATGGTTGCCGCGTCCTTGATTTTCCAACGTTTTGTTTTTAAACGAGTCATTATCGAGGTGTTTTAAAAATGCGTAAGAAGATTACCATGCTTGTTGCCGTCCTGTTTGGCCTGTTGGCTTTCGGCGTGGCTTGTTCTCCAGCGCTTTCCGATCAGCCTGTTGCCGATCCGCATGGCACGCCTGAGCAGCAGTGGACGTGGTGGCGCAAAACCTATGCCACGAAGGATTACGGCCAAGCTGACCTAGCGAGCTACCGCGAGTTGTCCGACATTCCGCAGTGCGGCATGGAGGACGGTAGCACTTCGGACGGTTACGAGCGTATTTGCGAGTGGCGTGGAAGCGTTGACGGCAATCATACCGGCACGTCATACGTTTTGGTTGACGGTAGCAAGGTTTTGGAATGGTGAAACCGCTCAGGGCCGTGCAGTGAACGGCCCATCAAATAATCAAGTTTTTATACAAGGGAGTTTTAAAATGTCGAACAAAGTTAACGGCCTGTGGGCAGTCAATTCGTCCAGTGTCTTCATGTTTTTCGATTCCGTCAACAGCCCGAGCGTGTGGCGTTTCGAGATGAAGGATGGCGTTGAATCATGGCGGATGATTCCGGGCGTGAAGAATGCTCAGGCGGTGCGTGGTGTGGCCGCCGCATATCGTGCCGATGGTGGCACGTGGCTTGACTCTAACGGGCCTGATTACGCTCAGGCGGTGAGTGAGATCGGTGACGTGCCGTTGATTGTGGAGCGTGGCGATTGCATGGTTTCCTCTGATTGTGGGGATTATACGGCGCATGGCGTGAGCTTGTCGGACGCCGACCGTGAGCATGGTTGGGAATTGTCTTACAGTGATGGCGGCATGGTTGTGTCACGTGACATTTCATTCCTCACCCCGGCCGAGTGTGACCATCCTGAGATGTGCGAGACTTACGATGATTTGCCGGTTGTCGCCCCTGAACCGCAGTCGGTTGAGCCTGAACCGGATACGGTTGAGATTCCTGAAGTGCCGCCGATTCCGTCCAAGGATACGCCGAAGGTGATTGCGCAGCATGGCGTCAAGGCGCGCGTGGTCACGATTCCAGGTGGCAAGTCGGTCAAGGAGTTGGCTGACGTGTTTGGTGGATATGCGCATAAGCCGCGTGGCTTCCGTGATTCCAAGGGCCGTCGCGTCGCATATGTCGCGTTCGACGGTAAGAGTGGCGTGGTTGCGTACCGTGACTACTACCAGCGTGGCAGTGACCAAACGTTGGAAGAGTCCGTGGCCGCGTACCTCTCTCAGCATGAGATTGTCGAGGTGGCCTGAAATGTCACGTGTCGTCATCACAGCACAGCAGGTCAAGGCCGCTTTGGAGGCTACCGGCTATTCGTCCATCGAGTCGAATGTTCAAACCGTGTTGAGGGAGATCGGCAGGCGTCCAGCATTGTTGACCGCGTATCTCAGCACGGTTATCAACGCCGCTGCCGACAATCTGCCTGATCCGCGTCATATGGATTGCCTGTTCTGAAAAGTTTGGCCGGACGGTACTAGGAATACCGTCCGGCCATTGCAAACAGTAATTAACTCAACCAAACCATTTGCAAGGAGATTCTACCATGTCCCGTCATTATTACGCTGTTTATTGGCCTTACGGTGTCAACATTTCCAATTTCGACCATGAGCCGATTGGCACTGTTGTCCCGTTCGATACGGCTAAAGCGCGTGACGCTTACGTTGCTGCTGACCGGTTCGACGGTAATTTTCATAAGAGCGTGCCGGATTATCGATTGATGCGCAAGATGATGCTTGGTGCGCTGAGAGAGTTCCGTTCGTTGGATTCCAAGGGATATGAAGGTTGGCGTGTGGAAGGCGTCTTCTACCAGTCTCTTGGTGATGCGTACAAGGCGATGTTCGACGCTGATGTGCAATTGCGTTATGAACTGTTCGGTGACGTTGATTCGAGGGAGGCGTGAGTGTCATGGAAACATTGAAATTGTGGGCTGATTTTCACGTTGGTCAGCAAATGTATGCATATGACCATTTTGATATGGTCGAGCGTAAGCGTTATTGGCGTCCCGTGTCGAAAACGTATCTTGTGTACGCGTGGTTGCGTGACTTGATTCGTGGGATGCGTTACGCGCGCTTGGGTGGATTCCAGGGTTGGCTGTACTGCGTTGTCAAGGATGGCGGGTTCACCACTCAAGAGTTCATGGGGTTCAACGATGAAATCGAGGTGTTGTGATGATTGACGTGAATATGCTGCCGCGTGAGCTTACCGGCTATGTGGGCCATGTCTGCGGCCTGTGGTTCGGCAGTTATTTTATTGATTTTGAGCCTGTGTTCGTCCATTCCACGGCGGGCATCATCGGTGAACTGTACGAATACCTGGTGGATACGGTTCAGGACAATTCGATGAATGGCGGCTTGGATTATGAGGATGCGGAAGAGTACGCGAAGTTGGCGGCTACCGTTCCGTGGTCTATGGAAGAGATTGACCGCGTGGCGGAACAGTCTTTCCGCTACGTGTCTGACCGAACGTTGCAGGTGGCTTACGCCTTGTGTGTCCTCACTTTTGATGCGATGTTCCCGCAGAAAATCGAGGTTGTCAAACCGGACGTGCGGGAGACGTTGTTGAGCGTGGCGTTCCCGCATGATTGGCAGCGCCGCATGGCGGAGTCTGACCATGATCGCGTGAGCGCGTATCGCATGGGTTTGGAATGCGTGACGAAAGCGTATGACAAGGTTTTCGACCGTCTTGGGGAGGCTGACTGACATGACGCGCAGTAGGAACAGACGGCTTCGCCTCATCCCATCGCACCTTCCGCTGATCCGCGACAAACTCGTGGAATACGAGCGGGTCTCGTTAAAGGAGGAGATGGCTGCGCACTCGCAATACGAGCGGAGCATGGAAGCGGCTTGGAATTTCGCTGATAATCTCGCCGTCGCGCAGCTTTGGTGGATCAGCCGAGACATGACGGCGCTGGCGGAAGATACCGTCCAGGCAGGCGATTTCCCGAAAATGGACGCGCCGGCGCAAAGCGGGCTTATCTTCTTCGACGGGGGTATCCAAACCGTCACATTCACCGTGATCGACGATGCGACGGGAAGGAAGGTCGGAGCCGCCCACGTGTCGGCACTCTTCTGGCAATGCGACGGCGACGGCGATATCGAACTGATGGGCTTCACGGACCATCCATGCGGCCTTACGGAATGCGACGCGAAATCATTCTCGCTGCCGGTCGTCAAAATCACCAGCGACGTTTTCAACAGGCATGTCGGCGGTATCCAATGGTTCTACGATCTGCTGCACGCGGTATGGGCGTTGAGCGCGGAACCGCATATCTGCGAGGCAAAACCGGCGAAACCTAATATGGAGCATCCACTGCCGCCGCGTTTCGACCCCGAAATACGCAAGGTCAAGATGCTGGTGCTGCGCGAGAACCTGCATCGTCCTGGCGGAAGCGCCGATGATGACGAGCGGGTGCGACGTGAGTATTCGCATCGTTTCATCGTGCGCGGCTTCTGGAGGGATCAGGTGTATGGTCCGAATCATTCGCTGAGGCACAGGCAGTGGATACCGCCATTCGTCAAAGGCCCGTCCGACAAGCCCTTGATCTGCAAGGAGACGGTGCGCATATGGAAACGGTGAGCGACATGATCGCCGGTTTTCTCGCCGGCCTGACGCCGGGTACAAGGGCGCAGTATCGGAGCGTCGTATCGCGATGGCTCCGCTGGTGTGCGGATAACGGCATCGACATGCTGCGGGCGAAGCGCACTCATATCGAGGTGTTCGCCGCCTATGGCGACGGCATGCGGCCAGCGGCGAAAAACACGGTGTGCAGGAATCTGAGCGTCGTTTGCTGCCTCTACCGCTATCTCTGCGAGGAGGGGTATATCGACTGCGATCCGGGCGAGCATGTGCGTAGGCCGAAACTGTACGGTCATTCGGATGGCACGTACCTCACCCGCGAGCAGGCTAGGCTTTTTCTGGACGAAGCGCGTGGTATGGGTGCGCGGACGGATGCCCTGTGCAGTCTGCTGCTGTTGACCGGTGCGAGGGTTAGCGAGGCGCTTGGGTTGGATGTCGAAGACTGTCATCTGGATGACGGGCGTCCGTGGGTGCGGTTCGACCGCAAGGGCGACTGGTCTCAGCGTGTGGCCATTCCCTCCGATGCGGCCGAAGCTCTCGCACGACTCATTGGCGAACGTAGGCGTGGTGCGGTGTTCCGTGAGGATTCCGGCGCGCGTCTGCGGCAGCAGACCGCCGTGGGCATCGTATCGTCCGTGGCATTGCGCGTGGGCGTGCCGGATATTTCGCCGCATTCATTGCGGCGAACGTTCTGCACGCTCTCCCGTGACGCTGGCGTGCCGGACAGGGACATCATGGCCGCAGGCGGGTGGAACAGTCCGCAGATGCTCGACTATTACGACATGTCCCGTCGCGGGCTGAATGGCAAAGCTGGCGACGGATTGCAGGATTACCTGGGCAAGGAGGATTGATTTCCACAACACGCCCGACTTGAAATGTTACCTTTGGTAACATATATTGTAGTTAGCAACAAACGGGAAGCATCAAGGCATCCCCACAATCACAAGGAGATTGAAATGATTACCATTCGTATCGAAAAAACCAGAGGCCACAAGTGGAATGAGACTGGCACATTCGCACTGGAGTTCCCGAAGTCGGAATTACGAAAGCGCGTCTATGATTGCCAGCTCGACAAGGACGGCGAAACCGAAGACGCATGGCTTTGCATCCCGTCCGAACGGCTCCGTGCCAAGTATGAGCGGCTCGTCGCTGACGAGGAGTCCACGCAATCCGATTACGACAAGCTGTACGAAGAGCTTTCGGCTTACTCAGACACGTTGACCACCGAGCAGCTCATGGACTGGTTCATCGACCTGAACGATCCTGAAACCATCAGCGGATGGACCGAGCGCATCGAAGCCCACAACGCCTACATCGACGTGATGGAGCCGAACAATGCGGTGCTCAGGAACCCGCTTGACGTGGATTCGACGTTCCATATCCGCATCTACGATTACTTCATCGATTTCCATGAGGATAGGGAGATTGTGGACGACTTGGAGTTCACCCCGTCCGACGTGGATGCGGATGATTGGACGGAGGACATCAAACGGTGTCTTGAGGAAAACGGGTGGCGTCTTGACTCCAAGATCGGAACGGATTCCGATGATTCCGATTTGCTGGTGTTCGATTGCGTCAAGGCGTGACGTATTCCGCTGAAAATCGTTGTTCTGCCGGTTCCAGCGTGTTTTTCATGCTGGAACCGACGTTTTCCGTGTTTTCATGATTGTCTGGAGGTTTGATGACGTTTGGATCGAAGGCCGCTTTTCGCGCGGCACGGGAACGCTGCGGCATCAGTCAGAAGATGCTTGCCGACCGTTTCGGCAATGCCGTGTTGACGGTGAAACGTTGGGAGAAGCCTGGCGAGGCGGAACCACCGGCAGACGTGCAGGCATGGTTGGAAAGTATGCTCACGCAGCATGTCGAAGCGGTCGAGGCCGCGTTGGATGCGGTGGACGGGATTGAGGAAGTCCAAGGCAACCCGCCTGACCATGTTGACTTGCTCTACTATCGTTCGCAGGAACACTACGACCGTTACGGACGGGACAAAGGCGATTACGCGATCGTCAATGCCCGCAGCAGGGAGATAGCCGCGATCCTTGAATCGCAGGGTATCGAAGCGCGGTTCCGTTATCCCGAGGATGATGAAGCCGGTTTCCAACGTTTGGCGAACACTCGCTAAACGCATTTGTTGTTAACAGGGCCATTGTAGACCACTCAGACGTTGCTTAACGCGGTTTGTAGCCAGTTGTCCACTAATTCGGCTTCGTTGACTGGCTCGAAACACCATGCGTCTAATCCGACGTTGATCTCATTGTGATGCCTGCCGAACTCAAGCGGGTCATGCGCGTGCGTGTGTCCATGCAGAAGCAGCGTGTTGTTCATGCGTGGTATCGCGTATTCGGCTAATTCCGGCGCGTTCCAATTGGTTGAGACTGCGCCTAGGGGTTTGCTTTGCGTGAAGTCTTCACGCCATTGGTAGTGGCTTAAAAATACCGTGTGTGGATTGTTGCCCCACACGTCTCTGATTTCGGTGATGCCGACTCTTCCGACTTCCACGAACACGCTTGCCAACTTTTCCAGCGTGCGGCTGGAACTGTGCAGTTCGTGGTTGCCAAGAATCAGATGCCTGTTCTTGCGCGGCACATGCAAGTTTTGGATGCGCATTATCGCTTGGTCTACGCTCCACGTACCACCGGAACTGATGTCTCCGAGAATGTAGAGTTCGTCTTCCTCGCCAACATACGTGTTGATGCTTCTGATGATGTCGGCATCATGCTTCCGCCAGTCAACACAGTTCTTGAGCGGCTTATGCTCATGTTCGGCTTGTTGTTTGATCGATGCATCCTTAGCGTATCCGGGTAGCGCGTAGCCACGTAATGCAGCCACGAAAGGGTGAGCGAAATGCAAGTCACTGGTAAACCACTTCATTTGTTGTCCTTCAACATGTTCCTGTAGATGCGTGTCCCGGCTTTTATAGCAAGTTCCGGCGTACTGTAGCAGCAGGGTTCCATGCATGGGCCTGATAGCGGGTGAATCGTCGGGTTATCAATGTCGAGGTCCACGCGGCATTCCTTGTATATCACGGGAACGTATACGCCTTCATCCTCGATAATCATGATCGCACTGTACTTGGGTTTGTCCTCGTCAATGTGTCCAAAAGGCTTGAAATTCGAGAGGTCGGGGGACGGCTTGCTATCACTTGTAAATACGAATTTCTTCGTGCTTGAAGTGTCATCCACGGTTCTCTACCACCTTCCCGTACTGCTTATCCCACTTGTCCAATGCTTCTAAAATGTTCGGCAGTCCAAAATAGTCGTAGTATTGGCTGTAACGTTCGCCGCTTTTCGTCTCGAATGCGATGGTCAGCATTTCGGGGTCATCGCCACAGGTTTCGCAGACGCAGAATGGCGAATAATCGTAGCCGACTACTCGTACCGGCTGATCGTCGCTTCCGTCGAACAGTTCCGGTGATTCGACTTGCAACACGCGCATCAGCAGTTCGTTCGTTGATTTTCCAGTGGTGTTTTCCGTCATACTCCCCTACTTTCCGTTGACTTCGATTACCAGTTCCGTGTCACCATGAACGGTCGCCTTGATATCGTCATTGAGCTGATTCGACAGGTGCATGATGATGTCGGTGACAGTTTCGTAATTCAGTTTCGGGGCAATGGTGATGTTCCCATAGCCGTCGGGCACGGCTTCGATATCGTTGCTGTACACCGGCATGGAGTATTGCGTCGCTCTTAACTCCTTGAGTTTTCCTGACATGACGGTTTTGCAATTGTCTAGAATGATGATTTTCTCGCCTAAGTGCGTGGCGTTCAACTGTTCAGCCTTGATGATGGCCTTTTTACTCATTCCGAATAGCCTCCGATGAATTTTTGGCAGTTGGAGTCCAACTCGAACTCTTCGATATACACGCCCTTGTCGCCGTGATGCTCTTTGTGTTTGAGCGCGAACTTTCTACGTTTGAGATTGCGCACACGTTTGACCGCCTGCTCTCGCGTGGCGTAAACGCCCATGACACTGACGAAACTTCCATAGCATGGAATGTCCCCAAAGTTATCGATATCAGCGGTGACGATGTAGATTCTCATGACTTATCCTGCTTCCCTTTGATATGGCGGCTACTTGATGCCGCTGCTGCCGAATCCTTTCTCGCCACGTTCGGTAGAATCCAGTTCGTTGACTGGCTCGAATTGCATGTGCGCGTATGGTAGGAACACGATTTGCGCTATCCGGTCTCCCTCATGCACTTCAAACGCCTGTTCGTCCATGTTTCGGAGGATTACGCAGACTTCGCCACGATAGTTCGCGTCGATTACGCCGGGCGCGTTCATCACGGTGATATTATGCTTCAACGCCAATCCTGAACGTGGGCAAACTAGGCCGACGTATCCGGCTGGAATAGCCAGTCTCACGCCCGTATGCACGAGCGTCTGACTGCCCGCGCAGATGATCGTATCCTCGTTGGAACGTAGGTCTGCTCCACCATCGTTCGTGTGAGCGTAACTGATGTTATTGGTTTTGCCGCTGATATGCATTTAGTCTCCGAACTTTTCGAGTATAAGTACGCCGATGATGCCAATAATCCAAGCGATTATCAGGATGATTGTGATACCGGCCAATGCGAGTAGTGGCGCCCAAATGGGTGCGAGCACCCATATCCACGGGTATGGGAATTGACCGCCGATTTTCAGGAGTGCCAGCATGCCGGACAATAGCAGGAGGATTAACGAGCAGTCGATGTTGACTTTCATTCAATCCTCCGTGTAGAAGGTGAGCGTATGGAGTGCTTTTCGTGCGTTCAATTGCTCTCCGAACATGCCGTACTGTTTCACCGGTTCGATCACGTCGCGCATGTGATGCGCGTGATAAGTGATGGTCTTGCCCTTGTCGGTGATGCTGATGATGCTCACTGCCGGTTGTCCTTTCCGACGAGTCCCCAAATATCGTCCACTAGCGTGGTTTGCCGCATCAGCATGTACACGTCCGCGATACGGTAGATTGGGTGTCTGCCTTCCTTGCGTACCGGGGTGAGCTTGCCCCTGTGCGCCCATGATTTCAACGTGTTCGCGGATACGAGGTATCCAGCCTGTTGGAGTTTGCTTCTAATGTCCGAAGCAGTCCCCGTGTAAGTGCTGTGTTTGATCTTGTCTTGCATGAGTGTCCTCAAAAAGTTGATGTTCCAAACGTTCCTGCATCCACGGCATTTGACTTGTTTTGCCGTCTCGTCAGCGCTTAACGGCATGTTGCAGTCAGTGTTGGGGCAATTGCCCAAGCTAACCGTATGGCCTTGATTCAACAGGCGCTGGCATTTGTCGCGGGCGATGCGGATTTCAAGCGCGTACACGGGTGTTGCCGTTGAGCATAGACACGCGGGTTCGCCTTGCTTGGTTTTCTTCACGGCTATCCGCTGCGCCAACACGTTCAACGGATCGTGATTCAGGTATTCGACGCCTAAGCATTTAGCGAACGCGGATAGTGTGCCCCACACGCTATCATCCCGTTCGTCTCCCTCATACAGCAGGTCGAACACTTGCTCCCTCAATGGCGGATTATCAGAGTATCCTCCCCCGCCACCATCAGCGTCATGGTTCTTGTTGATGCGGTTCATCTTGTCGGTTTCCAAGTAGCCGATGTTCTTCGTGAACCATTCCAAGTCGGCTAGGAGCCGCTGTTCACATTCAGGGCAGAGTTGCCTGGTATCGTCTCGTTCACGCCCGCAACGCAACAGTTTGCAGTCAGCCAATCGCACGCCTTCCAAAATCATGGTATGTTGATTCCGCACCGGTGCCCGAAGGCGTGCGATTAATGCCGGAACATGTCTAGTATACCGGTTGCACCCAACCTTGCAACCGGTATTGGATTAACGTCTCAAACAGTCTCCCGCTTCCGTTTTCTCTTCTCGGGATGAAGCAGGTAGTAGTTGCGTTCGTAGGCCGCCTGTTCCTCACGGCTGAAATGGTGGAATGTCGGACGATGCGCAAGCTTGTATCGGCGGTTGCATTCCAAGACTTGCTCACGGTGGGCCATCCGCCACTGTCGCGTGTGCTCACGTTTCCGTGCGAGCTGTTCCGCAGTAAGCTTGACCGGCTTTTTCGACGCTTTCGCCTTCTTCTTTCCGACTGGCGGCTTCTCAGACGGCTTGCGCCTACCACGACGAAGAACTGCTATGTCAACCGCGAACATTTTCATGATCTCGTCGGCGGTAGGCTCATTCATTCCGTTTGCTCCAATGATTTGCAGTAGTCCTCTCGATCACGTATAACACGACGGCCTCATTGTTGTCCAATGCCAGTGGGTTCGCTGCCGTGACGTTGATGATTTTCCACCCATCATCCAGATAGTCGATGAGTTTAGAATCATTCTGCACACGCACACCGTTACCGGTGAACTTCGTGTATACGGGGATTAGCTCATGTTCCATTATTTCGTTTCCCCGTCCTTGCCGCTAGCATTGTCCCAATCGCAGGAAAGACCGCCTCCCCCCTTGTAGACGTTGAACCTGATGCATGTCACGGCCCTACCGTCGTGCAACTCGATTCTGCACTCATCGACAGCGAAGTCGCCTCGCACATCAATGCAGTCACTACCGCCTTCAACATCGTCAGCATCCGCTTCGTTCTCGCATCCGGCCAGCGGGAAAACCATCGCTACGGCCATAAGCACGGCCATTAGCCCTCGTTGAATATTCTTGTTTCCTATCATTTCGTCTCCTTGATTGTCTTATCCCGTCGATTTCGACGGGTTTGAATGTGGTCTAGAAGTGTTTTGCCATCCAGTCGGCGATGAACAACGCGACGATCGACGCAAACGACGCGAAAGAAAGCAAACCGAAGACAATGGTGAAAACAATCAAAACAGCCTTCATTCCGTCACCGCCTTACGTGCCACTTCGAGCACTTCTTTCGCCCGCGCGATGTAGTCTTCCTGATATCCGCAGATTTCACCGGCGTAATCCCATGCATCGTCTTCGTCCTTCGCCACATAGTCGCTTTCGATGCCATCCCATTCGCAGCTGTTCCAGCAGAGCCGTTTCGCCACGGCCTCCACCTCGGCGTCGGTTGGTGGAGCGGAACGTCCGGCCATGTACGCTGTACCGGCAAGCTCACGAACCGTCTGAAAAGTCAAATCATCATCCATGCCACGCTCGTAAGCGTTGGCCTCGTCAAGCATGATGCTCAATTAGTCCTCTTTCCGTTAGCTTTGACCATGGCCCACAGGATTTCGCTTGCCGGACGCCTCCTGTATGACAGGTCGTTGTAGGACTGCACATAGTCGAGAATCAGTTTCGAGCCGGTCGAATCCGGTGTCAGAATCGCGTTCACTCGCGGCGGCACCATCTTCTGCCATACGATCTCGTCACACAGTTCCTTCGTGCAGACCAGATAGTTCTGATCGCCGTAGAACGTCAGTCCGTTGCCGCTAGTGAAGTCAGCCATGCATGACTTGACCTCGTAGAACTCGAAGCAGCCTTTCTCGACGCTTGCGGGCACCGGCTCACCGTTGATGTTCCAGGGCTTGAAGCCCACGTAGTCCACGCGCCTTTCGTCGGGCGTGTTACGGTCGAAATTGACCTCGCTCGCCCAAAAAGCGGTCTGATTCCTCAACCTCTTCTCCACCAGCTTGGACAGCATGGCGGTGGTCTCAGCCCTGCTCATTTCTTCCTCCTGAAGTACTTGTATTCACCGTGATGGAACAGGAACAGGTGAAGTCTCCACACCTTGACTGCCAACAATCCCTTGAGCGTGATCGCATACCCGCCATGGACACGCTTCATGAGCTTCCTATCGGCCAATGATTCAAGTATTCGGGAAAGCTCTTGGTTCTCTCGTTGTTGCCAGATGTAGTTCATCCCCTCAGCGATATACAGGCAACACATGTCCTTGTCGTATTGACTAATCATCATTAGCCTCCCTCTCAAGGATGTAGACGTTCGTCGCTGTGACGGCGTTATCACGCAATTCCGTTGTCGGCATGGTATCCACCCGCAGAATCTGCCAACCCTCGTTCAGCAACTTTTCAAACACACCCATATTCATCAAGGTGCGCTCATCGCCGTAATCACTCCAAAAAAGTGGGCAAACCTTGTACCGTTTATTCATTTCGCGTCCTCCTTCATGAAGACAATCCAGTGTGTTCCCGTGCGGTTCGGCTGCTTGTTGCCGAAGAGTGGCTTGTGCGCTGTGAGCTTGAGAATCTGCGATACGGGTATCTGTGTCTCATTCCATTTGAAAATCAACACTCCATGCTCTTTCAGGACGCGGAAGCACTCGCTGAACATGGTCTTGAGGTCAGCTTTCCACGTCTCTTGGTCGAGGCAACCGTATTTCTGCGCCATGTAGCTCGTTTCCCCCGCATTGCGCAGGTGGGGCGGGTCGAGCACCACCATGCGGAACGTCCCGTCGGGGAACGGCAGGTCGCGGTAGTCCATCAGCATGTCCGGCTTGACATCGAATCTACGCCCGTCACACAATTCCCAGCTTTCATCACGCACATCACCGAAAAGCACTCGATCATCCGACTTGTCGAACCAGAACATTCGGCCGCCGCAGGCGGGGTCAAGAACAGGCTGATACGCGCTCATTTCGTGTCCTTCCTCTTGTATTCGTCCACTACGTGTTTCCACTGGATGCTTGCATCCATAGGGTCGCTGTACCAGTTTGTAGAGAGGTGCTTTCGGGGGCATTGAAGCCGGTATATCGACTTGATGTAATCCCCATCCTGTGTATGGCTCTTAACGATTTTGGGTAGTCTGCCGCACATTGGACACCCGAATTCGTTGCGTCTGCGTTTGAACCACATGACTATGCCTCCGCGTCCTCGCTTTGATTGGGTACCTCGGAAGGCATGGTGCCGGAATAGCCGAGCATGTGACGGCAGTAATTGATTACATGCTCGTAAGCCGTCGTCATTCCGTCGTAAAAGTCGTACACTTCTTCGTCTGGATTATCAGAAGCGTTATTAGCTGCATCCCACTCTTTTTGCAGAAAGTCGATGACCTCATGCAGTGTCTTGTCTTTCTCAGTCACGTTCGTCGCCATTGTTATTCCTTACTGCTCTTATCGTTCTTATCGTCATGGTCGAAGATGCATACGAACACGCCTAATAGCGTGAGTACGCAGAGTATCGCTATCACTCCCAAGGTGATGACGATGAACACGCTTGAAATATTCCAGCAAACATCATCCAGACTCATGTTGTCTTCTCCTCGCAGTCCAAGCATTTGAGCATTCTCACAGCCTCACCGCGAGTGGCCCAGCCGGACGTGAACAGTCGATTGGATTCTTCATCGGTCCTATCCGCGAAGCCGCCGCCATGCGCCCTGCTCCATGCGTCGCCATCATTCGTTTCCGGAAACCACCTGTTCACAGTGGTTTGCCGCCCGGTATCGAGGTTCGTGGACACGATCACCTCTTCGCGGTGGACATATCCGATGCAATAACCGCAATGGGCGCAGTAGACCTCTGCATAACCGGGTTTAATGAAGCCGAGTCTCACGCACATCATTCATCCTTCTTCTGCTCGCAGAATTGTCTTATCGCACTCTCGGCGTCGTAATAGCGTGCGACAGCGCGTATCCACGAGTTGAACGCATCTTCGGCAGTCTGACAGACCTCGCCTTGAAGACACTTCAATACGCACTCGTACCGGTAGACGGTATGACGTGGATTGTGATATGTGCATTTGCCGCTAACTATTATTGGCGCGTCACCGCAGTAAGGGCATCGAAGATAACTCTTGGGCTGGGGCTTCTTCTTACGCCCGAACATCACTCACGGCCTCCCCACATTCCTTCTTCGTTGGTTCCATAGTTTTTGCATTGGAAGATTCGAGCCAATTCCTCAGCGTCGTAAAGCGCCTGTTCCAACGCTTGTTTCCGTGAGACGGTCTTGGATACTGGGTATTCGCGTGTCGCACGAAACAGCCAAGTGTTCTCGATCACGTCCCAATGCCATAAGACCAGCTCATATCCATAGAATGTCTCATCCGGCATGGTGTAGCTATGACGGATGCTGACCGCGTATTGGTCGCTCATGCGCTCACCTCCTTGAGTATGTTCAATGCCTTCACGCCATCAACCACATGCTTTCCGCCTGCGTTCACGCTGATGATGACCGGCTGGTACACGCCTTCAACCATCAATGATTCGCAGATTCCTTCCGTCGCGCCTCGTAATTCCTTGCGGAGTTTCGAAGGCACGTATCTCAGATACCCGTCGATGATCATGCCTTCGTTGAGTTGGATTATCGCCCTATGCCCGTCGAGCATGCTCATGGGCAGCGACCGCCAGTCGGATAGGCTTTCATGCACGTTCATGGTCGAACACCCCGTTTTCCAATCGTGCGAGCAGGTCTTTGGCGAAATTGATTCCAGTCCCGCAGACGGCATTCTCGATGTCTTTCGTATGCTTGTCGGAAGATGGGTTGTCCCGCACTGTCTCACACTCATGAATGAGCGTGTGCAAAAAGTTGGTGAGGTTGGTCAACCGACGCTCCGCACGAGATGTATCGTTAAGATTCACTGGTATCAGCGGGAAAGCGTCAGCATCGAACGTGCGTTTGACCACGCTCCAGTCCATCGTTTCCAAATCCCCGTCAGCGAACAATTGCGCATCACAGTCGATATTGTGAATGTGCCAAGCGTCACCGTCGTAGCTCAACAGGTCTTCACCATCCCGAGTCGCATACCAGCCCGGTTCGGTGGGCATGTCATCAGACGAGTGCGCCTGATCGTACATGGCTTTCACCTGCTTGTAGATGTCATCCAGTTCCCTCCCGTCGAACTCCACGGTCAGACAAGTGCCAGCCTTGTCGGTAAACAGGTAAGGCATTGTTTTGAAATCAATGCTTCTCAACATTTCACTCTCCTTCTTCGTTGAACGATGCCTGTAGAGTGTCCGCGAACACCTGCAATGCGTCTTTGACCTTCTCGTTGAAACCGTCCGGCACGTCCGCCGTGACATGTCCCTGCTGCATGTTGTCGAGCTTGTTGTCCGTCTTCGTGTACATCGGCACATCCACTTCGACGGATGCGAGTTCGATCTGCGGATAGTCGAACGCGCGCACACGGAACGTGACCTTGCTCGTGCCGACTTTCACTTTGTCGCTCATTGGTGTCTCCTTGGGAGGATTGTTCTGATGGTTCTTGCCGGACTCTCATAAGCGGTACGCACCACGTATGCCCTGTGGTAGAAGTCGGCTTTGGAACGTGCCGCGCCCACAGCTTCATCCAGTGAGTCATACACGCGGCATGTGTGCACTCCCGTCTCACCTTGCGGCCAGACGATGTAGCCGGTCTTGCCTGTGAAAACACTCATTTGACCGTCTCCACCGTGCTGCAACCGATATATTCTCTGTTATGTTTCAAACACGCCCATGTCACGTCACCGGTCTTGACCGTTTCCATTTGAAAACCCGTATTGGCATTCGTGCCGACATTAGGCGCCATTCCTAAGCTGAACGAAGTCAAGACAATCGTGATGCAGATAATCGCCGTGAGGGCAACCCTCGTCTTATCCATCACTCACCATCCTTTGCGATGACGGCACCTATGGCTTCCCGATATTTCTTCGTCCGTTGGAACCGGTCGGCAAGCATGTTCGCGGCCTTGTCGATAATCTCGTCCTTGCGTTCTTCGAGGAAGCTTTGCAAAGCTTCCTCCATCATGGTCTTACACATGTTTTCCCGCGAATACGCGTTGGTGCGCGCGAAAACAGTGTCCATGGTTTCTTTGACGATCTTGTCGAGCACGTCCTTGTAGGCGTATTCCTCGATGCGGTTCTGGATGGCCTTGTCGTCAATGCCGATGGCGAACTGCACGATATGTTCCATGATTACTTGCCTTCCTTTTCGATTTCATTGATCTTGTCTTTTAAGAGTCCCGGAATATCACCTCTATGCCAGACAGTGAATGCATCCCAAACACTCTTAAGACCAGCCCAATCCTCTCTGGCGAGAGTGTGGAACAATGCACTAGCGAGGTCCGCCCAGTCACTTACGGCGTAAATCGGAATTCCATGCACGAGCGCGTCGTTAACGAACCACAAGGCTTTTTTCAGGTCTTCGACACCGTTCTTGTGCTGCCACCTGAAGCAGTATTGGACGGCTTGACCCCAGTCGCTTGACAACAGTCGGGACAGTTCGATGCATTCGAACGGGCCATCCTTGTAATGCGATGGATTGATGTTGTCAGTCATTTGATTGTTCCTTTGTCGATGAATATTTGCCGTCTGTGGTGAGATACACGAGTCCATGCCAAGTTCGTACCGGCACTTCCAACTGGTCTTGAAACGATTTCACACACCAGCCGTTCTCATAAGCGATAGTCGGATGCATGTGAACGAAACCATGACAGCCCGTCGTACCCGAACCGCAAAGCAGAATCAGATTCTGCACTTGATGCTTCTCCACCCTCGTGCATTGGCTACGGAGTTTCCGATGATGCCGGGAACCGCCAACCGCATACAAGCTTCGGCCACAACGCACGCAACGCCTACCATCACGATCATCAACCATGCGGCACGTCTCCTTGGATGGATTGTCACTGCTCACTGGGGTTCTCCTGGAACAATCCCTTGTTGTCTTCAACCAATTGGATGCCCTCACCTATCCATCTCATGACAGGAACCGCCATCGAATTACCGAGCGCCTTGTAGCGTGGACTATCCGGCGCGTGCTTCTTCCCCTTCCACGGAATATCCGTCCATCCGTCCGGGAAACCTTGAAGCCTTTCGCATTCCAACGGCGTCAACCTGCGAACCGTCAAACCATTCATCGAATCCTCCGTATGTAGAAACTGGTCATTGTGCGTGCTGAGCGTGGCAGAAAGCTCGTCCTGCCCGAGGAATCCCTTACCCCCCCGCTCCGCCACCGCGAATCTTGAAAGTGAAAACCACTAGTCTCTCCTATTAGTTGTCGGATAGATGAATGGGGCATCCTTTCCGGCGTGAGCCATCAATGTCGGAGAAAGATCGAATCCTTGTGCGGCATTCGCCTGAGTGTCCGCGCGACACATCACTCTCTTTCTCTCAATTTGGTAGACGGCTGGATTATGGTCAGTGCTCAAAGTGGGACTCACTTCGCCAATCGCCAGACTCCGGCTCTTCTCACCCTGGCTCCATTTGAACGCCTTAATCAGGGGAACATTGTTGCCACCGGTACCCATGTGCGAGGTGAGCGTATTCGACACGTCGGGATGATCGCTGACCTTGAACCGTCCATCCTGCTGATGGAAGTCCAACATCAATCCCCCAGCGTCCGAATCTGCGTCTCCAACGCCTCCCGCAGTTCCCTGGGTAAGGCTTTGCCTCTTCTCTCGGCTCGACGTATGATCCCAGCACAGGCTCTCGCGCTCAAAAAGTACCGGCGCGGCACGCCGCCAGTCTCGAGTGTTGACGACAAGGAACACACGCTCGCGCCGCTGGGCCACACCGAAGAACTGAGCGTCCAACACTCTCCATGCCGCCCCCCCATCAGGCCAGAGTTCGGCCACGGCCTCAAGGAGCGACTGGAAGGCCAGTCCGTGTTCAGCCGACAGAACTCCGGGCACGTTCTCCCATACGATCCATTCCGGATCAATTTCTGCGCAAGCTCGGAGATACTCGAGCATGAGCTGGCCGCGAGGATCGTCCAGAGCCTTCCTGAGTTGAATGCCTGGCAGGGGCTTCCTCCCACAACGACACCTGCTGCATGGTGGTATTCCTTCCAATTAACTTTCGTCATGTCCCCTAAGTCTGGGACGTTCGGATAGTGGTGTTTGAGTACTGCTTTGGGGAATGGTTCGATTTCGGCGTATGCGACTGGCTCCCATCCGAGTGTTTGCCATGCGACAGTTGCTGCTTCAATGCCGCTGAACAGGCTGATGTATTTCACTAGGGTTCTTCCTTCTGGTTTAGCTCATTGGCTTTTTTGACGGCTGACGCCATGTCGGTCACGTCATCCTGCGATTGGAGGTGCAAGGCTTTCAACGTGTGTTCGCAAGCCCAAGTGTGGACGTGCGGCTTCGACGGTGGGATACCACCCATTTGCGCCCGGTTCTCACACCAGCCACGCCATAGGCGTATCCAATCCCCCACGGTGCTGATTCTGGCATAGTGACGGACGGAGAAAGCGTTCCAAGCATCCTGTAAATCCAAGTTCGGGTAAGCGGTGCGCATCATGCTGTCCGCCGCCGTCAACTCTGTGGAGTCTTGGAACATGGCAAGTGTCATTTCTTTGGAAGAAGAATAATATTCTTCTTCTTTCTTATCGGGTACGGGTACGGGTACGGGGCATGCGTTTGCCATCGGTTTGCCATCGTCTTGCCATGCGTTTGCCATAGGTTTGCCATGGCATTTGCCATCGGTTTGCCATGTGTTTGCCATAGCATTTGCCGTCGGTTTGCCATTTTTGCCATTCTCGGGCTTCTTCCAACGACGGCTCGCCCCCTTCTTGCCCGCTTCACTCCGCTTCCTGCGCTTGGCATCCACTTCGTCACCGTCCGGCTGATAGTCAGCCCAATCATGGAACACGTATTCGTCCTTGTCGGCGTCATACTCCCACAAGCCCGCATCGCAGAGTTCCTGAACCGAATCATCGGAGCAACGGAACATGGGAATCATGTTCGCGGGGACACGTCCTTTTGTCAGCTGTTGCGCGGCCCACGTGCCTGAACGAAGCCATAATGCGGTGGCGTCATTGGACAGCATCGCCGTCTTCGGATTCATGCAGAACCCATCATCGACCTTGAACCACATCGCCCGTTAATCCTCTCCTCTTGTGATTCCGTTGTATTCCATCCAGATGGCCTCCTGCCGTGGCGTGGTGCAGGGCAGATCGGTGTAGTTGGTGTTCGCCCATCCGCTTCCCACGTGTGGTTTCGCCATCGCGTCCAGGGCTTCAGCGATTTCCACCAAGTCCGGTGGCGGGTCAAGTTTCATCACAGTTCCTTTTGCAAATGATTTCCAAACCGGGCTGATACCGGTAGGTTGACTGGTTGCTGTAGTAGGCGTCCCAGTAGGCTCCGTAGTGTGGATTGTCGGCAGTGCTTTGATACCGGTATGGGAATGCTTTCCTGTCCTGTAGGAGTTGGGCGATATGGCGTCCCTTGTCGGTCAGTCTGAGCGCATTGCCGGATACCAAGCCGCGCCGTCTGAGCGCTTGAATCCACAGCCACGGTTTCTGACCTGCGTGGGGTTCCGGCATTCGACCGGTACGCCATATGCTGACAAGCGCCTCATGCTGTTGACTGCTCAAATGGATGCCGTTGACGCTGACTGCTGGAAGAATCATCGTCCACCTCCGAGCGGCAGCCCACTGTTCAACATGCCAGCCAATTCACCCAACGTGAATCGGATGAACATTCGAGTGCCGGAGTCAACGCATTCCATAGACGGTTTGGCCGGTAGTAATGTCTCGAACTTGTCCCACACGCTCAGACTCGTGTAAGCGGGTTGAGACGCGATCCACTCACGCTCGTCCATCACGTCAGCATCGAACATGCCATCGGCTTGTATGACGAACGGATATTCAGAATCAATGTCACCAGCCAACAGTTCGGCCTTATCGAAGCATTTCACCATCGGCACGTTCGGATTGGCGAACGTCGAAACACTGATCGGCCGCCCCTTGTAGTACAGGTTCTCAACATGGTCGAGACGCTTATCGTCCAACGCCCAAGCCAAGTAATCCCAGACACGCAGTTGGAACAGCATCTCACCGGTATTCAGGCTGGTTTCCGACATCGCTTATCATCTCCTTCGTGTTTCTGACGAGACTTTCCAACACGCCGTGAATGTCATGCAAGGGTTCTATATGGATTTCCGTATGCGGCTCATAAGGATTGCCGCCGTATGTCAACGGCATTCCCTGCCGACGTTTGACAAGCCGTTTCGCCCGTTGTCCCCATGCCATACGGTCGGGTTCCAGCATGGCGCACAACGTGAGTTTCACCTGCTGGTCATCCACGTAGGCCAAACCGTTCAACGCGTCCTTGACGAGCTTTTCCAGATTGTCCAAATCCGGTTTCCCATGACGCCCCTTATAAAACATGAGAATCATCATCACGTCCCCGTCCAATGGTTCGGCATGAGGGTAGAACATGTGGAATTGGTTCCGCACCAGTTCCTCAGCATCCCTCGTATGCTGGGGGGTCACAGCCCGATACCCGTAGAATCGTGGACGGCCCTTCGCGACGGGTTCGCCTGGAATGTCGAAATCATAGGTCATAAATCCCATATGCTCGCGTCTCCAATATCATCCCAATAGTCTTCGGCTTCCGACTCGCATTCAGGACAAGTGGGGCCGTAATATTCGACCCCATGCTTGTCGCACCATGCGGGTTCGGTAATCCCAGAGAGCGGAACCATCAGAACAGTGTCGCCTCTCCAAGCTTCTCTTCAAGATCGCGCATCAGATTCACCGACGCATCCCAATAGGAAGGCTTCAATTCAATGCTCATGCCCTTGCGGCCAAGTTTGATTGCCTCGTACACGGTCGAGCCGATGCCACCAAACGGGTCGAACACAAGCTCGCCCTTATTGCTCCACAAGCGGATGCACCGTTCGATGAAATCCAATTGCAGCGGGCAGATGTGGCGTTCGTCGGTGTTCTCTCGCCCAAGACGCTCGTTAAGCGTGTTGGTCTCTCGAATGTTCCACCAGACCGGCTGCGCCCAATCAATCCATTCCTCGTTGCTCACATCGTTCTTGATCGGCACCTGATTCTCGCCCGGCTTGCGGAACATCAGCAGATAGTCAGCCAACGCGGGACGGCTCATGCTGGAATCCTTGTTCTTCGTCACGAACATGAGAGCCTGAGCCTTCGTGCGGATGGCCTGAGCCTGTGGATTCTTGTTCACGGTGACTTCACCGTGGAAAATCCAACCGTTCTCCACATAGGCTCGAATCACATCACCGCGGAAGTCGGTCAATCCAACCACGCCGTCAGCGGTCTTCGTGGTCACAACCTGCTGCACATGCACGCAAGCGATACGGCCCGGTTTCGTGACCCTCAACAGTTCGCGGATGATGTACCCGTAGTTCTCGATGAACTCTTCACGGGAACTATTGTTGCCCAAGTCGCGGGTTGAATCGGAGTACACGTACAGGCTTGCGAACGGCGGGCTGCTCACACTCAGATCAACACTGTTGTCAGCCATTTCCGTCATGCGTTCGCACGAGTCGCCAAGCCATAGTGTCCAATCCTTGCCTTTGGCTTCATCGGTCATATACATTTCATCGACCATCATGCGGCCTTTCCGAAAGAGTTCGATTCATTCATCGTCTTCACCAGCTCGTCACTCAAATGAGTGGCCTGCTGTTCCTTGCGGGTGATGTTCTCCGCTATCTCGCGTTCCAAATCGGAAACCACCACATGCACGTCAACCACGCGCTTCTGCCCGAACCGGTAGCAGCGGCGTATCGACTGGTAGTAGGATTCCCACGAATCGTTCAAACCGCAGAACGCCATTCGAGCGCAGTTCTGCCAGTTCAAACCGAACGAAGCCATGGAACCCTTCGTGATCAGCACCGGAATGTTCCCATCAGCGAAGTCAAGGAACGCCTTGGCCTTGTCTTCCGGCGACATGGAGCCTTTCACATTCACACTGCCGGGGATAAGCCTGTTCAGCATGTCCGCCTCGTCGTTCAATCCAGCCCAGATAATCCACTGTTCTTCAGGTTCGTTGTTGACCAGATCGACACACCGGCTCACACGGTCAACAAGCGTTTCCTTACGGACTCTCGCACGCCCGCCGACGCCACCAAGGTCAGCTGCGAACAATTGGCCTTCCGGGATGCTGCCGTGATAGGCGACAACATCAACGGTCTGATTCAATCCGGGCAACTCATATCCCGCATCATCACCGCCAATATCGGACGGCTTGCGCAATGCGATGGCCCATTGCGACATCCACCGCATCATCGGCTTAACCGCGTGACCTTTCAAACGCCAAATATTCCCGTCATGCACGAAATACGTGGCAAGCATCTTCACACGGGTGGCGTATCCAAGGAACTCGGCCTGATTGCATAGTTCCTCCGGGTCGTTCGGTGCCGGTGTGGCGGTACAGGCGAGACGGTATTTCGTATCCCTGAACGTGTCGATCAGCATTTTGCGGGTCTTGCCGTCCGACTGTTTCAGAATCGAAGCCTCGTCCAACACGACCGCATTGAATTTGGACACGTCGAGTTTCGGCACACGCTCATAGTTCGTGATGCTGAACCCGTCCGACACTTCCGACTGGTCATGCACATAACGCACTTCCATGCCGATTGCGGCGCCTTCGCGGATGGTTTGCTGGCATACGGCCAACGGCGCTAGAATAAGCCCCGTCCCATGTCCGGCGCAGACTTGCCGTAACCATTCGAGTTGCATTCTGGTCTTACCAAGACCCGTATCCGCCCATATGGCTGCACGTCCTACTTTGCAAGCCCATGCGACGATACGCTTCTGCCAGTCGAACAGGGATGGGTGGAGCTGCTGCGGGCTAACGGTGATGCCAGTCTCCTGCTCGCGCAGCTCCTTTCTTTTCAGAAACTCCCTGTATGGGATGATGTTTGCCATGTTGGTTCCTTTTAGTCTGGATTAGAAATCAGTGTCGTTTCCGAAGTTGCCGAACGTGGAAGGCTGATTGTTGTTCGCTCCCCACGAGTCGGCACCCTGCTGTGGTTGCTGGGTTGGCTGTTGCGGCTGTTGGAAACCGTTAGACGGAACATTATTCGGACTCGGATTGAAACCGCCCTGCGGGGCCGCCTGAGCGCCGCCACGTTGAATCCTCTGCACTTGGGCAGTCGCATTACGAAGACTCGGGCCGATCTCGTCCACGCGAAGCTCGACCACAGTACGTTGAGTCCCATCATTGGCCTGATAGGAACGCTGCTTCAAACGACCTTGAGCGATCACGCCCATACCTTTGTGCAAGGATTGAGCGACATGCTGCGCCATGCCACCCCATACGGAACAGTTCATGAACAGCGTGTCACCATCCTCCCACTGGTTCGTCTGCCGGTTAAACCTACGGTCAGATGATGCGATAGTGAAATTAGCCACGTTCTCACCATTGCTGGTGGAGCGCAGTTCAGGCTCCCTAGTCAGATTGCCAATGATCGTGATAACGGTTTCTCCAGCCATTATGCGGCCTCCTTGACTTCTTCATTCTTTTTGAAACTGTTGATGAACAATTGGGCTTGCCAGTCGGTCAATCTTGCGTAATTCACAGGCATTTTGATACGATTGCCGATGGCTTCGGACTCGCGTCCTGCCGGAATGTTCCCTTGAGCTAGGAGCGCGGCCACCTGTTTGCGTAGTTCCTCGTTCATCGGATTTCCACGCTGATAGCCCGCCAACTGTCCGTCATCATCACTGGTCGCCAGACAGAACAAGGTGAGCAGACTGTAGCGTCGAGCATACGTTTCCGCACTCCCGTACCGTTGCATGAACGGCTGTTCACGTTTGCCAGCGGAATCGCCAACAATGATCGGAACGGGTGCCGCGTATTCGCTCCAAGACTTGCTGAAATCCTGCCAATAGTGGGTAACGACGAACCCGTACCCGTTCGGATATTGGGGAAGATTGTTGTAGTGAATGTCCTGTTCGACGCGGAATCCCAACACTTCGGTCACATAGTTGACCACCGAGCCAAGGTCTGCGTAATCGTATCCGTAGGCTTTACGATTCTTTGGAATCACATTTCCCATTGGTCATCATCTCCAATCAGATGGTTCATCTGCCAGTCAGTGAACCTGATAGGCATAGGCGTCTTCGATAATCCTTGGTTGAGCATGTCTTCCAACGGAATATGGTTCTTCCGGTAGAAGCTGAGCCCGTCCAACGCTTCACGAATCTGTTTCACGGCGACAAGTGAGATTTCAGGGTCGTTTTCGGATAGTTCCCAAATCATCCAGTCGTATGGTTCCTGCTTCTCCTGCACGACGAACCTGAATCCCATCGCACCCTGGTATCCGGTTACGAGCCGATACAGCATCATGTAGAAGGCGGCTTGAATGTGGTAGCCGAACTTGTATGCCGAACCAGTGAAGTCCTGCACGTCATGGCCGGTGGTCTTGTAGTCGTACAGCCACATGACGCCGTCCATGTCGGGATGGTCGGGCAGCCAGTCGGCCTTGCCTTTCAACTGCAATCCAGTGGTCGGGTCAATGGCGAACAAGGCGATTTCCGGTTTGCCTTCCACGAGACTGTTCATGTCCGGCGCGTAATCCACCATGTTTTGAAGCTTCTCATAGTCGGAACCGGAAAGGATTACCAGATCGTCCGATTTGGCTTGTTCGGCTTGTGCCTTACCGGCTTTGGTGCGCCCGTCGAGTTTCCTTTCGACCTTCGGGCCACTACCGAGAATGAGACTGTGCGCGGCCTTGCCGAACGCCAACGTACTGTTGTCGAGAGGGTTCAGCTTGTGCCATGCGTACGCTCTTGGAGACTCCATGAACTTCTTCAAACCAGTCTGGTCGATTGCCGGATGCGCGAAATACTCCTTGTCCGGCATGTCAACCATGCTGGGAAATTTCACTTCCGTCATGCTTCCGCCACACTCCGTTCCATAATGTGGGCATTATTCCGGTAACGCCACTTCCTGTAGCCCTGTTCGACAAGCGGGAACAACGAGCGGGTGTAAATGATGGCACCATTGCTGTTCTCTTCCAACAAGTCTCCCTTACCGGCATTCAGAACCACGTTCTTCACGACTTGGCCCAGTCCGGTGAGGTTACGCTTGGCGTCTTCTGGATGCTGTTGGGTCATGTATTTCCTGAGCGTGATACGGTAATCCGGTTCGATTGGATGCCAGTCCGACACGTCCAATGGTTCCGGGATGGTGTCGTCCGCCAGCAGGTAGGTTCGTCCGAACAAGCTGATCTCGTCCGGTACTTTCGTGTAGGTTTCGCCATTCACGTTGATGGTGTCCATGAGAGTTTTCCTTTCTGTGATTGCGTGCTGGTGGATGGAGTCGAACCATCTGACCGCCGATGAATCGAACGGCTGAGATAGCAGCGGCCACGTTCCTTGCACCAGCAGTGGTTGACGGGAGAGAGTGTGTATGTAAGCGCCTAGAGAAATCGACTTTGGAATATGATTTTTTAGGCTCCCCCGTCAACCGGGTTTTCAATTATGATGGGCCGTCTCTCGACGGCTTCGGACGTGGGCGGGAGTCGAACCCGCGACCCGTAGGGGAAGAAGAACCAGAGACCCCGAGTCATCCAATCCACGTCAAATCCCCAGTCCGGCAATCGCACTAACCGGTGGGGACAGTGGCCGCAACAGGAGTCGAACCTGTTAGGATTCACGCCAATGAATGATGCAAAACCGTTGGAACCCGACCTGAACGGGTTCACGGCCAACATCACGGCAACAGGAAATGTCAAAACCTGAATGCGAGATGGATAAGGTGATTCATGAGTTGTCAAACTTAAGGAGTCCGGCATGAATCCCACAACCATGTGCGGCCAATGCGCCTACGTGATTTGCTGCGCGGTATTGAGTTCGTAGGCGCGTGGATAATATCTGTTTTCAGTTATGGTCCCCACTGGCCGACGAATGAGTGAACGTGGGTATCCTGCGGAACAACCCGATTTTTGGTTGTTTGTTTGGACTGTCAGCCAGCGGGAAGTCTTTAGTCGCGTGGCGCGAATCTGACGATCAGCCACAATGCGGTGGCGATGTACACGCCTTCCACCATGAGCGCGGCGGTGGTGCTGCCGCCATGCCAGGTGAGCATGAGTGTGGATGTGACGATGAGGGCGACCACCGCGAGGGCGAATTTGATGCGGCGGCGCGGGTAGTTCGGCTTCTGCCGCTTCTTCATTGCTTGCATGTCTTCAAGCCAGTAATCATGGTCAGTCATCGTTACCGTCTCCCGTGTTCACTCGCTTTAACGGGAAAGCTTCAGGCGGGAGCGTTTCGCAGACAGTCGGCCACTTCACATACGGTCTATTGCCATTCCAGATGGGATTAGCCGAGTCATCCCATGTGCGCGCCGACCAGTCATCATCGATGTCCTTATGCAGGAGCAGACCATCATTCGCGGTGACATAGAAGCCCCGCTCCTTCGGCTCTTCGGGCAGTGGCTTTTCATACACTTTGACGAGTGATGCGACCTGTGCGACCAGACCGCGCACGGTATTCCAATCGTCTCCGTCGCTTGCGGTCTTCAACTTATCGAAAAGCTGGTCAAGCTTCACCAAAACACTGTCATTCATTCCAATCAAATCCTTTCGTCGGTTCCAAGCCTGTCGGCCTGAAACAATTCCTCCCATGCGTCAGAAACGTTTCCGCAAGCCCACAGGAAACAAGCTTGCGCAAACTTCTGTAGACAACGCTCTGAGCCAATTGCAGGTCTTCCGCGATCTTGTACGAACTGGTACTGAAACAGGTCTCATACTTCATGCGAAGCGACTCGTACACTCGCTGCAATACCGGCTTATCCCGCTGATAGTCACGTTTGGTCTTATGTCTGACCCGTTCAATCCAACCCGCGTTGGCGGCGAGCATGGCATCCAAGTCGATGCCCGTCTGGACGCTCCACGCGACATCAGGCTGAGCGCCGGTCATTCCGAAACCTCCCGTGAACTCTCGCACACCTGGTCGTAACGGTCGAGAAGCTTCGACTTCTTGTACGTGACGGTCTTGCCGCCCTGATAGTCGGCGCACACCCTGTACAGTTTGTCGAACTTGTCCGCTCCAAGCTTGAGATACCTGGCAGCTTCCTGCCTGTCGAAAATCTCCTCTTCGACAACAACCTTCCTGTCTGTCAAAACCTGCTCCTATCTTGATTGGCCGTGAACGTCAGCGGCCCATTGGATGAACGCGCCTAGTTTCGATTCGGGAATCTCATACAACGTGCTCGTCTTGAGTCCATCTTTTTCGACGATTGACCCGCCTTTCCGATCGTTGATACGGAAGACGCAGTGCCCACCCTCGTCAAGAACGAACTCATGCGGCGGCGCCGGAGGATTCAACAACGTCATGCCGCCACCTCCGCGTCAAGCACTCGCTCGAAACTTTGTTCGGACAACCGCTGGTGGATAAGCGCCAATCCCTTGCGTGTCAGCTTCGGGGTCGGCGGATAGGCGAATGGCGTGCCATCCTTGTGGATTCCGTGGGAACGGGAGGACACCATGACCATATGGCCTTGCCTCACGCGACTTGACGCCGCGCACCACGACTGGTTAGGCTGCCGGTAAATCCAACCGTTATCCACAAGCCATTGGCGCAGCTCATGCTCACCGATCTGAATGTTGGAATCGTTGCTTAGGAGTTTCGCTGCGTCACGGACAAGCAGAGCATCGGGAATATTCGTGAAGTCATCCAACGCCTTGGCTTTCGGCTCCAGTTCCTTGACCTTCTCCTGCTCCTCCTTCAGCTTGGTGGCGAGCTGGATCAGGAAGTCCGGGCTGGTGAGCGCTTTGTCCAACGTCTGCTGGGTCATGTATGCGCCATGCTTGCGAATGGACGGCAGCACCTCATGCGTCACCCAACGCTGGAACTCCTTCGCCTCCGGCTTACGCGAGCGCATGATGAGCTTGTACAAGCCGGGCTCAGAGATGATGAGAGGCGCACGCCCTGGCTGATTCCAAACCTCCGAATTACGGAGGTTTGTGATTTCGTCATCATCAAGAGCTTCGCGGAGATGATTTGTGTCATTGCCGAGGATGTCACATGCGTCCTTGGCGACGAACCAAGGCTCCCCCGCTTCGTCGGTCAGGGCGCGTAATGATGCACCCTTGAACTCGAATCGCTGGATTTCATTGTTCATTTGGAGTCTCCTAGTATTCGATGGCTTCGATGCGGGTGATGAAGAAGTGGATGCCGGTGGCGCATTCGTCCCACCGGTCGGTGTCGAAGTCTTCGACGTGCACGGTTTCGCCTTTTTGGTAGGTGAAGTCTAGGTCGAATGAGCTGTACGCCGTGGTGTCTGGCGGGAGGCTGTTGCCTTGCTTGTCTTGCAGGTCGAGCACTCGCGCTGTGCTGGCGCGGCATTTGCGGCCAGTGGCGTTGGAGCGTTGCGCGTCGGCCGGAATGAGAAGTTTTACGATGATGGGCGCTCCGTCGAGTGTGATGGCTTTTTTCCAGCCGATGATGTCGCCTTCGTCCGGGAGGATGCTGGTTTGGGCGACGGTGAGTTCCGATAGGTTGGCATCGCGCAGGTTGGCACCGCGCAGGTCGGCAGCGCTCAGGTCGGCAGAGCGCAGGCAGTCGAGTCCGTGTTCTTTGAGGATGGCTTCGATGTTTTCGCCTTCGAGGATGCCGTTTGGCGTGGTGATATTCATTGTGTTTTCCTTTTGCTTGTTTGGGGTGTGAACCTTTTTCCTTGGGTCGGGGAAAGGGTTTGGCGAGAAACGTGATTACGCTGTCTTTCCCATTTCCCCGACAGCCTTGATTTGGCTGACTTCGCCGGGCTGGAAACCGAAGGCTTTGTATAGGCCGACCATCATGAGTGGCGTGCATTCATTGGTCTTCTTCGCTCGGGCGAGGACGCTTTCGCTGACTCCGATTGCTCCGGCGAATGCTTCGTCGGTTTTAAGCCCGCTCATGCGCTTGGCTCGGTCTAGGAAGCCGTCTCGGAACTGCATTTTGTATTCAGCCATCAGCACTGTTCCTTTCATTGTGAAGCATTTTGTTTTTCAACCTGAAAAGTAATATACCACGGTGAAAAGAGATTTTTCAAGTCGAAACACCTTTTCGGCGTGTTGACATGAAAGAGTTTTTATTTCATAATGAAATACATGGATAAGAAAACATATTTCGCACAGCTAACGCATGATGCGGCGATCAATGAAATCAGCAACAAGACTGGACTCAGCGTCTCAACCCTCTGGCGTCAATACAACAAAGGATGCGAGTTCAGCGCCGAGTCGGTAATCATCATCGCTAGAGCATATGGCGAAAATCCCGTAGAAGCTCTGGTTGAGTTCGGATATATAAGAGCCGACGAGATGGATAACGGAAAGACCGTCGCAAGGCTGCATGACGCTTCGAATGACGAGCTGCTTCAGGAACTCGCACGCCGTCTCAAGGAAAACGCGGACGCCGACTGGGTGAACAGTCCGATCATCTACCGTGAAGAGTTCGACATGGCCGCGAACGACGATCCGAACGCGAGGCTTGAGGCCGAAACGCCGGAAGACTGACGACAGCAATGAATATGGCGGCGGTATTCACTCGTGATGCCGCCGCCTAATAATACGAAGGGAACAATGTCTCGAATCACCATCGACGTTTTGGAACGTCAGGCCGAAGCCATGGGGTTGAAGGTTTTGGAATCCGATATTCCCGGCACTACCTGCGGCCTGTACTGCGACCGGCTGCGGACGATATTGCTTGCCGACTGGCTCAACGACCGGCAGAGGCTCTGCACCCTATGCCATGAGCTTGTGCACGCGAAGTATCGTGATCTTGGCTGCGGCACGCGGTTCGGCGCGAAGTGCGAGCGTAGGGCGCGACGCGAGACGGCGTTAACGTTGATAAGCCCGTCCGAGTTCGCCATGGCCGAACGGACGTGGGACGGCGACACCTGGCATATGGCGGCGGAGCTGGACGTGACCATGCAGGTTCTCGCGGATTACAGGCAGATTCTCAAGGATGGCCTGTTCGAGAAACGCCCATGATTCATCAGCCATCAATTGGGAGGATAATCCTTGTTGAGACAATTGCAGGAGAGCAAGGAGGACATCATGGAAATTATATGCGTTATCGCCGGTATCGCCATCGGTATGGCCGCGTTCGTTCTGCTGATCCAGACGGCGGTGCGGAACGGCATTCGCATGTCCGGGTTGATTGACTGGCGTACCCAGTATGAGTTGGAACGCATCGACGATGCGGACGGCGGCAAGCCGACGTTGCATGAATTGTATGAGATTACGGCCAAGACCGATTCCGCACCAGATGCCATCGAGCGGAATGTGAGGGCGAAGGCTCTGGACTATATCGAGTCGCGTAATTCCATCCATGTGCGAAATTGTTGGATTGTGATTGGAGTCGCTGTCGGCGTATGCTTCCTGGCTATGATTATCACTCTCGCCAGCAATCCTGCGTGAATCATGTTTTTCTCGTGCCCGTCTGTTTTGTTGCAGGCGGGTTTTTCATACCCTCTTTCTGACCGTTTGTGCTTTTTAATTGGCAAAATCATGACAAACGCACAATGTAAGAAGAATGTATAACCATGTACATACTTATATACATGTAACTGGAGCTACACCGACAAACTATCAGTATCTACTACCCGACAGTAGTTGTAATTATATCCATGTGTAGAGTTAGAGTTATAGGCGAAAGTAGCAAAAAGCCCTTGCCGCTCTCGAACAGCGACAAGGGCAATCGGAAAACCAGTTTGCATAGATTCTCCGTGCATCAGCATAGCGCTAGGCATGGAGGGAAAGACACGTGGAAAATATGGGCTACAAGAACATGCAAGCCGTATACGACGTAAACCGTGCCGGACGCATGGCGATTCGACGTGGCGATAACATGACCCTCAACAAGAACGCCGAACTCGTCCTCATGTTCATGGCTTCGCAAACATACGATTGGGATAGCGAGAACAATTGTCCTCCAAAGAAACTCATGGATAAGAAAGTGCCATGCCGCTACTACACGCTTGGATGGCGGGCTATCTCAGACTCGCTTGGAATGGTGATGCTTACTCCAGAACAGGCGATAGGTGGCAATGCGGAAGCGAAGATGAAGACCCGTGAGAACAGTATCCAGAAGAGCATCAGCGATGCCTGGGTGTTCCTGCGTGATCGCGGCATCATTAAGACCATCGAACCTGCTTCGCTTGGTAAGAACGCTGGGTTTCTTCTCCTACTGGGCGACGATGCGGAGAATGCCGCAGTGGAACGATGGGCCAGGAAGTGCCTTGGCGTCTGA